ACCATAAGTGGAGTTCCCGAGACTGTTGCATTTGTGAGTGAAAATGATGATGCATTTCCCAATTTTTCAAAAGTAGGTGATGTAGTATAGGTTGGTTCAAGATATAAAAACACAACAGCAGGAGCACCACCAGTAACAGTAGCACCGCAAGTAAGTTTTTTAATTATAAGTTCTCTACTATTAATTTTATTGTTTGATGTAAGGTTACTCTTGACTGAAATTAAGTGTGAAATAGTATCTGCTGGTATTGCAGTGCTTCTTATTGAATATGCTGCAAGTGGATAATCAGTTGGAGCAATATATCCTTCAATTGCACCCATAACTGATGCTCCACATATAGTCACACCAAGTCCAGAATTTCCTGATAGTTCTGCAGCGACATATCCAATTTTAAGTGATGGATTATCTAAATGGACATCATCATTTTCATTACTATAATGATCGTGATGAATAAAAATCATATCTCCATTAGTTGGATTTTCTATCGCATAACGCATTTCTCCGGCACCTAACCAACGGAAATTAATTTGAAACACATTTAACTTTTGTGGATTGAGAGTTACCAGAGATGGATTGGTTGTTCCACCAACACCAGTAAGATTATCTTCATTCCAATCTTCCTGATAGACCCAATTTTCTGTTTGATTAACTCCTATTTGCGCCGTTGATGATGTTGCAACAAGTGTTCCACTACTCGTCATAGAGAAGGTTCCACTCTTTGGTCCAAGACTATTTGAGAGGAATATTACCTCATTACTTTTATAATCTACCGTCCATCCCGAAAATGTATGAGTTCCAATTCCTGCAGCATTATCAAAAGTAGTTGATCCTGCACCAATACTTACTGTTGTAGCAGTTCCTGCAAGAGTAACAGTAATATTTTCTGTTCCTGATGCTTTGGTGTTTATAGTAAATCTGTGAATGTGTGCCTTTCCACCATTTGCACGAACAATACCAAACTTACCATCAGTATTATATCCAACCTGAAGTGCTTGTTCTTGAGTAAAGAATCCTGCTCTTTGAGAATATCCAGTTCTTCCTTCATCAAATTTTGCAGTAAATCTTGCAAGAGCACCTTGACCTGGACGATACCTTACTGTTTTTTTAGAACGAACGACTCCATATCCATAAGCACCAGTTCCTGTTGATGCTTGAATTAAAGTATTAGAAGTTGTAATTCCCGTTCCAAAAGAATATCTTTCGATTTTATTTGAATCAAATCCATAAAGTCCATCAAACTGAACAACTGGTGTTGGACTAACTGTGAGTAATTCCCCAAAAGCACTTCTAGAAGATGCTCCATCATTTATAAGTTTCCCATATTGATCTGCACGAATATAAACTTCGTGAAGACTTCTTTCCTGATTTAGATAATCTTGTGTAGTCTTATTCCACTGGGCCATTTATCAATCAATCCATTCCAATTTTGATGGGTGATATCTTTGTGTGCTTTTAATATTTAAATTTTTTTCTACAACTGGATAAATTTGGTGAACAACAGCACCTGGATACTCAGATTGTAGTTGCTCACCAAGATCTCTTGGGGAAGGAATTCCAGTTTTTGTGACCATTTCTAAACGATATAAACTTCCATTCCAAACCACATCAGCGATATATTCTTCGCCAACTTGTTGTGGATGTTCTGATTGTGAGTTGATATAAAGATTTCCTGTGAAATCACCGGCAATATTAACTGATTCTGAGATAAATTGCTCGAAAGATTTCATATCACTCCTCTTCTTGGTCCCCTTGATTAAACATAGAGTTTGCTACTACAGGACGAAAATCATCAATTTTTTCAGATGCTTTTGTAAAGAGTAACTCTTTAATCTTGTCGCTAATCTGAGATGGAGATTCATCCGTAGAAATCATGTCCATTAAATCATCCATTTTTATAATCCAAGTTAATAGTCGCTTTTATTTATATCTCTCCACCCTTGGGCATTTCTACTGCTTTAGTATCTACTTGTGTTACTTTTACATCTGATCTTAAATCGGGTTCCATTATTGGTTGCCCAAGATCCATTCCTGCAGTTTCTGGTTCTAAAGGCATACCTGTTGCAGGATCTACTGGAATACTTGGATCTGGAATAATACCATCCTTAATTTCTTTTTCAATTAATGCATCCTGCTCAATAATTTCAACATCAGTTTGCCTTAAAATTTTACGTCTTACATAATCTTGAGAAAAATATTTACCAATATAAGGTTCGGCAACTTGAACCATATTCAATCTTTCATTTAATAATTCTGCATCCTTAAGTTCTGCAAAGTGATTATCATATAAGAAATCATATTGAATATGCTCATCCATTTGCTGCCAATCTTCTGGCGTAATGATGTTCTTAAGAATGAGTTGAGTTCTCAGCATATCACTAAACATATATGAGAATCTCTTTCTCAGTCTAGAAACAAACTTACTGAACTTAACTTCATCCCGTAGAATTTCTGAAGAACGACCAAGATTAAAACCACCTTCTCCGTCCATTCTTGAGGGTGGAACATTCAGGGAACTGTAAAGTTTTTTCTTAAAGTATTCAATATCTGTAATTTCTCCAAGGTTTTGCCCACCCGGAAGAGTCGTAATTTCAGTTCCTCTACCACCCTCACGACGAGGTAACCAAAAGTCTTCAAGCATAGACATAAACTTTTTATCATCACGAACCTCACCAGTATTTGCATCATATACTAGTTTGTTGCGATAACGCATCATTACATCACGGAGATATTGCTCAGCCTTTACCTTAGGAAGATTTCCAACATCAATATAGAAAATACGACGTTCTGGTGCGCGTGATAGTCTATAAATTACCAAAGAGTCTTCAATCATTCTAAGTTGATTGAGAGACTTAATTGCTTTATGTAAATATGAAAGTGATGATCCTTTATTTCTATCTACAAGACCGGAAGTACAATAAGTGATAGAATCCTTAGTCATACGAATTCCAGCATTTGATCCACCAAGACCACCTGGTGCTGGAGTTCCTGTTGGATATGTCATTTTTGGTTCATATACAAAATATTCTTCAATCTCAGGAAACTCATAATCCATCGGATTATCGACCATTCGATTTGAAACTCTGTACTTATCACCTTCTTTTTTCTTTGCTTGGCGAACATAGCGCATTTTCATAGCGTCTATGTATCTCAGTTCCTGTATTCCTGCTTCAGGATTTTTAAAATCAATTACTTTGTGATAATAAAGTCTACCATCAACATACCAATTTCTATAAATTTCGTGAGATTTTTTATCAAAATCTAAAAGTTCTAAAATATGCTTGAACTCTTGTCTGATTTTCTTTTTGATACCATCACTAGCGTTCAAATTATCCAAATCAATTTGAACAGGACTGTCATTAGTATCTGATACAATTGCTTCATTTACAATATCTTCAATAGCACTATCACACTCTGGGTGAAGTGCCATTTCCCGATATCTTTTAATTAGATCAAATTCGGTTCTGTAAACACCTTCAATATCTACATACGAACCAAAAAATCCACTACTTAAATAATGATCAACCCCGTCCTCCTTATTTGGAGGAACGGGGGAAACAACGCCGGATGATAATGGTTCATTATCTTCAATTGAAAAACCAAAAAGTTTCGCCATAATTTATTTTTTAACTTAATTCTTTAGACTATTTATTATGCTTCCTCAGTTGAAGGTGTCCAGTACTGAACTTGGAATTCAACAGTAAATTCTTCTATGGTGTCAGAAGAATCATAAGAAAGGTCAATTGCTGCGATATTAGTTGGAAAAATATCAAAGAATTTGTATGTTGCTGCAGTTTCTAAACCAGTTCCTACAGCAGTATTCTTTCCTACTGCACTAACCCCTCTTCTAAATTGCTTAACAAAAGCATCGCACATATAATCATTGGGGTCAGTAAAACCACTTCCATCAGCATACTGTCCAATTGACTGCATCCACTGTTCCATTGCATCCCTAATAAGGAAATCTTGGTCGTTGATGATAGTTACAGTCCAAGTATCGAATGTTCTGTCTCCTGCAACTTTAAAAATTCTTCCTCTAAAAGGAACATCAATAGACGCAATATTTGATGCAGGAAGTGCAGCTGATTTACACAACATTCTAAAAGTTGGTGTATTGATATTTATTCCTGCAGGTGGCGATGGAATACTTACCTCAAATAGATTGGGGCGGGCTCCACCCCCAATAAGTGCCGATTTAAAGTCTTGAATAGAGTGTGCCATTTTTTAAGTCCTCCTTATTTTTTGGTTTAGAATCAAACAGTACCAGCAACTTCTTCAAAACTTACACCCGTTCTAGTTGCAACGAATGTGAGTGTAACATAGTTAATAGATTTGGCAGGTTTTAGGTAGATGTCAGCTCTAAATTCATTGTTATCAATAACATCTGGAGTGTTATTTGATGAATCACAAACAACTAAGAAACCATAAAGACCACGTTTTGCCTGAACATCACGGAGATATGGTTCAACAATATTTCTAAAGTTTGCTCTTGTTATCTCATCATTTAATTCAAAGAGTTGAGCCTGGCCACTTCTTTCGAGTGCTTGTTCAACTGTGAGGAACAAGCGACGAACATTAATTCTATCGAATGCGGATGCATATCCAAGAGCAGTCTTATCGCCAAAGAGAAGAATACCAATACCAGGTTGTTGAACTATAGCGTTAATTCTTTGGGGATAAAGTTGATCTCTTTGTGCTTTATTTGGACTATATGCAAGTTTAATTGCATTATTTAAAATTCCTCTTTGCTGTCCTGCAGGCGAGAACCAAGGATAGGCTTGAATACTAGTTCTTACACAAAGTCCAGCAACATCTGGGTTAGTTGGAATGTATCTGAACTTATTATTAAATCTATCATAGGTGTACTTATATCCAGTATCAAATACTGCATATGAAGATGAAGGGAGGAAAGAGTAGAATGCAATAATATTATCTGTAATTTGATCTGTCGTTAAATACTGTTTAAGTCCAGTTCCAAATTCGGGTTCGGATACAACATCCCCTCTATGTGGCGAAAGAACCGCCATACAATCCTTTCTTTGCTCTGCAATTGATATCAGGTGCGCTGCTTTTGCTTGTGATTCAAATTTATCAGCAAGACCAGGACCCATAATTAAATAATCAATTTGAGTTTCATCTCTATTTGCAAAAAGGTCATAAGAATTGAGTAAATCGCCAAGAGTCGCAGTCATTGTTCCAGTTTCACCTGGTGTAGAATCTGGATCTCCATAATCCTTACCACCATGTAAAACATACTGAGCATTACCAATTGCACTGAATACTTTATCTTGGGCAGATTCATTCCATAATCCTTCGCCTACAGTATATGGTGTAAATAACTCAGAAAATCCTGTCTGGAAAACCTCTTCATTATTTTCTCCATCTGAAGGGTTATCTCCAGCATAAAGATATTGCGAATACTGTGCAAGATATTCTTTATACCAAATTCTTGTACCAGGATTTACCGCAGAAACTGCGTCAACTGCCTTAGAAAGATTTAAGAATTTTTCTAATAAATTACCTTGAATTCCAGTAACATCTCCAGTATCATCAATGACTACAACGTGAATACAATCATTTCTACCATTTCTATCTAAAACATATCTGGTAGTTATTGGCTTAGGCGCAATAGATTTCCAATATATGTCAGCATTAACAAGATCAAGTTTTTGCTCATCATACCAATCCTTAACTTGCGACCCTCCAGTAGGAAGTGCATATGAAGTTACTAATCCAACAGACTCATCTATAAATCTAACAGTTGTTATTCCAGATGTTACAGTTGATGGTCTAATTGAAAATGCTCTGTTCTTTGCCTTATATGTAATATATTCATCTGCATCAGTACCAATTGCAACTCTAGAAATAATTTTTACATCAACAGAGTCATCTCTAACGCCAGTAACAATACCTTTGATATATCCAGTGAATGATGAATTTATTCCTGTTGAAAGTGTATATGTTACATTAGTTAAAGAAACTGTAACACCAAGACCAACTCCATTATCAGATCTAGCTATAAGAGTATTGTAAGTTGTAGTATTGATACCAATTATTTGATCTGCTTTGTCGTCAATAATGCATACTTTAAGATTATTTGACCAAGAACCTGGATTTTTTGCAGTGAACATATATCCTGCAACATCATCAGCATAGTTTAACTGATAATCATCAAAGTTTTTAATTTTTAGCTCTGGTTCTCCAACAACAGAAGTACCATTAGTTGTGTAAATGTCTGTAATCGCAAAAGTAAATCCAATTCCAATTGTTGCTGTAGTAGCAACACCAACTACGCCTGTTCCTATGCCAATTACATCATTTTCATTGAAACCATTACCACCATTATTAATTGCAACAGTAACAGTAGATCCTAAACCAGCGGTATCAGCTGCAACTGTAATTGTAAAAATGGCACCAGTGCCACCTGTGGGAGTTACGCTATAAGTAGAAATCCCTGTTGACGATACAACATAAGTTCCAGGACGCCTATTTGTATTAATTCCTATTGCTACTGTATCAAGATTGGTGTCAATTGCCTCACCACTTCTAATTCTTCTTGCATTAGCATTGATTAGAGAGTCCGAATCTGTTCTTACAATCTTCATTACTCCGCCGTAGGAGAGGAAAGAAGATGCACTCATCCAATATTCATATTGTCCATCAAGAGACAGTGGTTTCCCAAAAACATTAATTAAGTCCTTTTCTGTCGGAATGTCGATAGGATCATCAACTGGACCTTGTGGAAATGGAGCTGCAATTACTCCAATATTGTCCAATACATTATCAGCTCTTCCTACTGTTAAATCAACCTCTCTGATTAGTACACCAGGAGATAATTGAGGAGTCGCCATTTTTTTCTCCGTAATCTCAGTTTAACTAAAAATTATTTATTAAAACAATACTTTACGTGGGGGAAATATGACGCGAATATTTACCAATCGGGATATTCCCATTTGATATTGCATGATAGTCCTTTTTTTGAGGCAATAACTCTTTTTACTGTACATTCTTTGCACTCATACGAAAATGAAGATGCAACCGGTCCCCTATCTTTGCGTGTTCTATAAAATCCATCTATTAAATTTTTTACTTCACAGCAAACTCTACATTCTCTATCTGTAAGTAACAAATGACCTAATTTAATTTGCTTATCTAAATCCATTACATATATTCCCACATATAAGCACGATCTCCATATTCATCTAGATGCCATCTATCACCATCTTGATCAACAAAACTATCTTCATCTAAACCGTCAGAGACAAATCCAAATGGTGACATATCTTGTTCAATTTGATTCCTTTGCTCTTCGTACAATCTCTTTCTTACGTCTTGATCCGTAAGTTCTTTAAAGTAATCTTGTGCAACCAACCAAGCATAAATTACGAGACACATTGCTAAGTCATCGTTACATCCTTCTTCTGCTTCAAACGAATTGTGTTTTTGTATAAAGGTTGTAAGCTCACTAATAATCTCATAATCATTTAAGTATAGTTTATCCTCCTCAATCATTGTTTTTAGATTTAGACATCCAACTTTTTTTACTGTTTTGGACATCTTAACTCCCAATTGAGTCTTCTTTCCAGAAAACCCTTGCCCCACAATTTGACCTGCTCTTCCTCTCATAGAGCACATAAGAAGATTATTATATTCCAAATCATATTGAAGAATGGAAGCCACTTGATCTCCAACATCATTAACTTCACATAAAATATAAGCATCATTATAACTTTTTGCTATATCGTAAATAATACTTGGAAATAACATTGGTTTTATTTCATTATTTCGATACTTAGCAACTACTTTATGTGGGAACTCCGTAATATCTACCACAGCAAACGCAGAGTAATCACTTCCTACGCCTCTAGCAACGTCTACAGTGATTAAATAGTCGTGTTCCTCTATAGGATCCACATAAACGTCTAGACCCGCGCTACGGGTCTTAGGGTGGTCATATACGAGAGTTCTGAGTTTGCTTGGAGCAATTAGAGTATCGACAGATCCTAGAAATTCACATTCAAACTCTACCTTAAACTGAGAGTCTGAAGTATTTGCAATTGTTTGCTTTTTCCACTCTTCATCCCTTCCAGGAACTTCACTCCAATGAACATCTGTGAATACATATTCATTTTTACCCTTCTCGGCATCGTGCCACATTCGGTAAAAATGATTCATACCGTGTGGGGTAGAAACTATAATAACTTTAGTATTTTTTCCGGAAGTAATTGTAGGATAAACTGAAGCGAAGAAAGAATCTGCAATGTGATTTGGAACGAAAGCAAATTCATCCAAAAATAAGATATTGAATGACATACCACGAACCGCAGAAGCAGAAGTAGAAGCAGCCAAGATCTTACTTCCATTCTCCAATTCAAGAGATCCTTTGTTCCAAGATATAATACCTTGCTGCATCCACTTGGGTAGATTTTCATATGCAGTTTGAAGTCTGTCTAAAAGTTCTCTAGCAGTAGCTGCTTTGTTTGCAAGAATACCAATATTTACATTATCATTAAAGACTGCATAGTGAAGTAGAAAAGATACCACAGTGGTACTTTTTCCAGTTTGTCTGGGCATCTTACAGATATTGAATCTGTGATTATGGAAATTTCTAATTAATTTTTCTTGAAAATGATATGGTTTAAATGTCTGCAATCCATGATCAAGAGTTACAATCTTTACATAATTATTTGCAAAATAAACGGGATCCTCTTGGCATCTAACAAACTCAAGAATTTGTTCTTGAGTAAATTCAATTGCAGTATTTGCCTTTTTTAATAAAGGATTACCAAGATAAACATCATTTGACATAATAAAACCTATTTGTTAATTACAATTCCAACGACGGAGTGCTTTGTTGATATTACTATCGGGATCTCTTGCAGTCTTTGCTGAAGTAAGTTTAGATTTCATTCCAGACATACGTCTACAAAAGGACTTGCGACGAGATGCTCTTTTTCCTGTTGGATTTTTCTCAGTTACTGCAGTTTGTAGTTTTGAACCTGGATTTTCTCTACGATATGCCTTAACTGCATCTTGACTTAATCCATCAGTCCTATCCTTCCGATTAACTGCCTGCCAATCTTCTTCAATCTCAACTTCTTCCCCCATCGGTTTTACATAATTTTTATTTGATCCTGGTTTTGCTGCACTTCCTCCCTGAGGACCAAATGCTTGAATTAATGGTTGCCCTGGTTGAAGTTCAGAAACAGAATGATAGATTACATTACATCCAGGATAAACTTTTTGAAGTTCACCATTAATTTCTTTACGAGTAGGAAGTTTTACCTGAGGGAAAAATATTTTGAGTGAATAATATTTTCCTCTCCAAGAAAGAGTAACTGCAATAATATTTCCAGTTTGTGCTTGAAGTCTTGTTGCTTCATCTACTTGTGATTTGAACCCCCTAATTGGTTCTGGTTCAATCAAATCTATAACTTCTGCAAAGGTATTTCCATCTAAGTCTTCAATAGTTACGTCTTCCGTTTTTACACATCTATTGTATTTTTTACCAAAAAGTTTCTGAGTACCTTTCTTCTTATATCCAGGCCAACATTTCATCTCATCCATAATTTTATTAACCAATTTTTGTTCTTCCATCTCTCCACTTGTAACATAATCAGAAGCAGTATCGATATAATCTGCTGCTTTTGTAATTTTTGACTGTACCCATGCTTCCAAATTACCTTCGCCTTGACCAACTTTATTTTGCAATTTTTTTACCGCGTTCATAATTGTTGAAAGTTCTGAGCGAACCATCGAATATTCTTCGTCCTTCACAGAAACTTTATCCCATGCTTTTTCCCCATAAGAACATTGAGATTTTGTTTCTCTTTTGTCACATAAAGGACAGTATCTTTCTTCTTCGTGCATAGTTGCCTCCGATTTAGTTCCCCAGTTGTCTGCGCCAACTTTGCGACATTTAACAAGTGCTCCAGATGCATATGCACTCGGCCAAACATCATACCTAGACTTTACTTTATGGTAACAGGCATCTTTTTTGCCACTACCTTTACCTGGTTTGTCTTTGACTTCTTGTAGGTCCATTTCTTCAGTTCTTACGTTAGTTGGTTTTGCACCACCAGTTTTTTGTGGTTGATTTGGATCTTGAACATTTTTTCTACGTCTTGCTGCTTCCTCTTCATCTTTTGAAAGTACTCTTTTCATTTTAGAACTCCCACATTTTGGTGTAGAAGTTTGACCCTCTTGACGAGCACATGGTTTCCCTGCCCACTTTCCTCCAAGTTGAACCCATCCACTTTTACCATCAGAAGACTTAGATTTACCAAACCAATCACGAAGACCTTCATCACCAGATTTAGTTTCTTCTTTTAAATTATCAATCCAATCATCTGGAGTTTTGTCATTTTTATACACAAAAGCATTATGTAATTCTTTTGCAGTCATATCATGTTTCTTCATAATACGACGCATCAATTTGTCAATAGAGTCATAAGAAGTATCTTTCAATTTTTTTAGTTGATCTTCAAGTTCTGCAACTGCAGTATCTTCACATCCACAATGCTCTTTTACATCTTTGAATTTTTTATGATGCTTTTTAGCATCTGCTTCCATTCTTTTCAAACGAGTATAATAATCTGGAATTTCATCTAGATGTTGTAAAGCAATATATTTTGCTAAATCATGATTTTGTGTGTGTTCATGCTCAATAGGTTCTCCCATATCAAGTTGCCTTTGTATGAAAGAAACTTCTAGGCGATGCTTCTTTGCAATTTGTTCAACAGTTTTATGGGACTTAAATTTATTCATTAGTTAAATGAACCCTTTATATATTTATTGTTCGGATTGATTTTGAGATTGTTGCTTTAACAATTTTGCAAGTTCTGTAGTAGACCCAACAAAAAGAGCATTATTGACCGTGGTTGGTCCCTTTACACTATCCTCCTCAACATCTTTTTTGATCTTATGTAATGCCATAAGTTTTTCTGCAATTTCACTTGTATTTTTAATCAATTGTCCAGCAACTTCATAAGCACGAGGCATCTCACTTTCTTGTGCTAATTCAAGAATTCCATTAATAGCTTCTTGCCCCTTTTCTACAAGAGAATATAAATTTCCTCTTGCATAATCATAATCTTTTTTAATATCATCTGCATCTGAGGCATATTTTTCTATTTTTTCGGATACCTTTTCTGCTTCAACTGGAACTATTTCTCCTTCAACATTAAAAGTTTCGTTTAACTTATCAAACTTTTTAGTCATTTTCATATCTTATCAAAATACAGTTCCATTAAACCCAAAATCATCACCATCTTCAATTAGAGTATTATCTGTAGAAGTGATTGATTTTATTTCAGCACCTGCTAAGTGTGAAGTGATTGTTGTATTATCCTTACCTCTTTCAACTGTAAGAACATTTCCAGACTTTGAGGTCACATAAACCTCTTCACCTTCTAGATCAAAATAACTATTAATTGCAATAGAACTTGCATCATTTACAGTTATTTTATTATCAGTTGTAGATATATCATTACTTAAGTTTGTGAGGACAATACCAGTATAATTTTGAATTGCTCTTGGTTCTACTGAATATACAACTTCTCTTGATGGAGTGGAAGTAAGATCTCCAGCAATATAATTGATAGTTGCCTTTTTGATAATATCTTTGGTTGCAGAAGAAACTGGACCAAATAGGTATGTTTTTGCAGTAAATCTTAAGGTGTAAATTAAAACTCTTCTAGTTGTAAAATCTCCTTCATAGTCGTCCTGCATAGTAATATTTTCTAGAATTACAGGAATATCTCTTTTTTCATTAATTGTTTCAACTAGGTCAACCGTCATAGTATATGCTGGTTGAAAATATGGTAGAATTTGTTCTACGATTTGAAGAGCATCGTCGTTTAATTTGCACATAATACTCAACTCAAATTGCATATTATACGGAACGGGTAAATATGCTTTTTTTGTTTCTCCACCGTCCTCAACAGACTTCGCAGTAAATGTTTGAGTTGTTGTCGATTTTCTTGATGCATCATAAGTTAAACCGGTAAATTCAAATGACATTCTTGGTAATGTAATTTGAATTGGTTTACTCAAATTTGGCGATTGATTCAGTCTTGCAAGAAATTTTTGAGTCGGTCCATATGCAAGAGGAACTTTAATAACACTAACAACTTGTTCTGCATTATTTACGTGCTTGATTGTAATATCATTAAATAGAGAACCAAATGAAATTACGGTTTTTCTTAAAATTTCGTGATAAAAATATTCAAACATATGATTGACTCAGATTAAATAGTATTTATGTTTATGGCATTCCAAATGGATTTGATTCGTCAAAATCAATAATATCATCTGCTTCTTCCTCAATCTCATCATTGGCAGCATATCCATCTTTTTTGAGAGAATTAATGGAACGTAAGTAATGAGATGCACTTGATGCCGAACCAACAATATTTTCTCCAGAAATAAAATTACCAGTTAATTGGAACACCTGAAGAATTTTTGTAGTTGAATTCCAAGATTTAACTCTTGCCGTTACGCCACTTTGCGAACCCGTTACTAATTCATTAAAGATAAAGTTTCCACTAGAAGTTAAAAGAGGATTTCCAATTGTAATTATTGGTTCTGCAGTATATCCAAGCCCAGCGTTTGTAATATAAATCGCTGTGATTGATCCTGCTGTGGATACGACTGCCGTTGCAGCGGCTGATATTGTTGATATTCCCGCAAAGGTGATGCTTGGTGGTGTTATATATCCAGAACCAGAATTAGTAACAGTAATTATACCAACAATTCCATCCCCAATAGTAGCAGTCGCAGCTGCACCACTACCACCGCCACCAATAAATCTTACTCCCGGAGTTGTAGAATATCCATATCCGGTATTAGTAAGTAAAACTCTTTGAACCGATTTTGCTTGTGGGTTTACATTATCATTACATACAACAATTCCACCTATCATTTCGGCAACTGCAGTTGCTGTTTTACCTCCAGCTGGAGCAGATGAAATGCCAACAGTGGGTGGATTAATATAACCCCCACCACGATTTGTAATCGTAATAAATCTTATACCGCCGTTTACAATTGAAGCAGTTGCTGTTGCAGTTATTCCAATACCTGCCATAGTAAGATTTACAAAATTTTCAATAGGTGTTTTTTCTGGATCAGATGAATCACTGCCTGATAGTAATTCATCAATTTCGCCAATACTTGTATCAATAAGTTCATCTTCATACCTAAAGAGTTCACATCTTAACTGATAAGTGTAACTTCCTTGAAGTTGATAAAATGGTTTTTCGTGTTCTACATATTTAATTTCAAATAATCTTCTACCCAAAGGAAAATAAATTAGGTCTCCTTCTTTGGGTCTTGAAGATAACTTTATATTTGATTGATTTTGAATTAGGGGAGAAATATAAGTTTTAAATCTTTCTCTTGAAATAATTAAAGTAATCTCATTGAGTGCTTGAATGCCAAATTTTGATAAAATTGTTGGATTATCTCCATATCCATCAAAACTATCAACATATGCCTCAATTGGATATGCGTTATTGAATTCTGACTCAATAACTTCTCTTATGACTGTTTTTTCTGTAATGTATTGCCTAGGAAGATAATGAACCTCAACACCATACATTCTCAACTGTTCGTTGATTAGATCTTGAATAAGACCTTGTTCTGTTTTAGATCCTTGGAGAAAAAATGGATTAAGCATATTTCTTATCCGATCATATCATAAGGAGGAAGTTCATAAGTATTGGACATTTTCTCCATTAATATATCAATTTCTCTTTGTGCATCATCGTACATTTGTCTTCCATTTAATTCAACACCACCAGGAAGTTTAACTCCTGTAAATTTCATCATATTTTGCCCCCACTGCTTTTTGATAAGAGAAGTTAGATATGGTTTAATAAATGAATCATTCCACACTCGCGAATAATCATTTGGGTCTAATGTTGAGTAACAATCTATGATAATATATTGATCTTTTCTTAAAGATGACCAGTCAACATCAAGATATAATCTATCTTGTCTTTTATTAAAACGAATTTGTTTTTGTGTATTTAAAAGAAAATCCAAGTCCTCTAGATATGTTTTAACCATTGCGTAACTTAGGAGTTCAGTTGTTCCCCAATAATAAATATCATTTAAAAATAATTGATACTTAACACTAAACATATTATTAGTAATAGTATTTGCACCATCAAAAATAAAAATTTTATTCACTCCAATAACATTGGGTGGAACTTGTAAATAATTACTATTTTCTTCGTATGTAAAAGTTGTTGCAGTTCCTACAATATTAGTTGTAACAGTTGTAGTCACAATACCTACAGGAGAGGAAGATCCACCCCTAGATCTTCCCCTATCAATATCTTCTTGAGTTACTTTATACTTGTAAAAAGTTGGATACACTCCATCAAAATGTCTTTCTTGAAAAAACTGAATAGCATCATCTACTAAATCTTCAATTTGTTCATCTGCAACATTAATTTCCAAAACTGGAGCTCCCAGTTTTCTCTTACAGTAATCAATAAGTTCTTGTCGGGTAGATGGTTGTGCCATTAGATTCTAAGACTTGCAATGACTTCTTGTTGACTGAGATATAATTTAATATGAGATTTTGCAAGGGTTCTCAAAGTTTCAATATCATCTATACTATCTATATCTCTTGAAAGTTTTTCATATTCAAACATCTTACTCATACTATTAAGAGAAATTTGATTAGGATCCATTTGCTAAGTTCCTCAATAAGGTTTTAATTTCATTTAAATCATTTTTAATTTCACTCACATCAGTCTCAAGATTTTTAATTCTTTGCGTTTCATTGTATATTCTTTTATAGTTTTCTGTATATTGGTTATACCCATCTACATCAAAATTAACTATGCCGTTTGAATTTATATCTCTTACTAGATGATTTTTATCTTTAACTTTTATGTAATCCATAATTAAACTCTAGGTCTAATGGTTGCAATTGCTCTTAATTGACTAATAGTTGGTGGAGTTGCCTGGTTGGTTCCTGCCATTACAATCTTAATAGCAAAAGCGTTGAAATCAGGTAAATCATCCACAGAATATTCGTAATCTAAGAAACCAGTATCTGATGAAATCTGAACAAAACTATCAGATGATCCATCATTTAAAGAAGGATCTATAACTCTTTTAATTCCCTGTCCATCTATTTGATAATTTGAATAACCTGGGAATAATTCAAAATTTTGTGATAACTTGGGAGAATCATCTCTAAACAGTTGATAAAGAACTCTAATATCATTAGTTTCATTACGATTTGCTGATAATAAAACTTTAATGGAATTTGCGGGAATTTTAAGTCTTACCGGTTTTGAAAGATAAATTGTTGCATGTTTGTCATCATATAAACTCCTTATGGTATCATCATTTGCATAATTGGAATTTTCATTTACTCCATATGGACTATTGATAAGATTAGATGTTAAAATTGCATTAACTTGAATATCATCTATAACTGGAGAAATTCTAGAATCTTCTGTGGTCAATAAAAATTCCATACTAAATGATTTATTTCCAGGAGATTCTGTAATATATCTTTCTTCATTAACATCAGAACAAATAATTCTGGGAGTATCAAAATAATAAGTATCATTTAAGGAAATTGTTGTAAATCCATCATCAACAAACGATTTTTCATTACCATTAATACTTGTTCCAGTAAAGGTTCTAATCTTACAAGAAATATTTGTTTTTGCTGGAATAATATATGCAACATTTGGTGTAATAGCTTCAAATTGAATATTATTTGTCAATATTGTTCCGCTGTTTCCAGTCTGGATTGTTTCTTTAAAGTAAAGATCATTTGTACGATCAGAACCAATTCCAGCATTATCTGATGTATCAATTTTTATAAAATATGAATTAAGTTCAATTGGGTGAGTACTTACAACATCAGTAAAGTTATGAACTTTATTAATTCTTCTCAAAGAAACACCGTTAAATTCATACTTATAAACTGGAACGGAAATACCAGCAACGCCGATTCCATAAGGTTGTGATTTAGTTCCATCAATTCCTCTAGTAACACCGGTCAATGAATTCCCAGAAATTCCAGTATATGAAATAACCTCCTCACCAATAATAGCATATCCTGGATTGATTGCATTTACTTCAATTCCTTCAAAAATTTCAAATCCTAAAGATGATTCTAGAGGTATGGTAGTTTGTCCTGATGTGATTAAAGATGTTGTTGAGGAATTTACTTCAGACTGCAAAGGTCTAAATGAACTAATTCTTAAAAGATTTTCAGTGGAATGCATTCCGTGATTCATATGTAAAATCTTCATATGTAAACCATCATAATATGGATCTGGTGTAATTGTGTTTATAGTAACTCCAGCACCCGTTACTATTGTTGTTCCTGCTCCAGTTCTATAACTAACAGTTGTGAGTCCAACATTAAATTCTCCTTGAACATTGTCAATGATAAATGCATTTCTTGACGCAATATTTTTAACAGTCAATCTCCCACCAAATCCAACATTTTGTCCCATTCCAGTTTCGGGAATCAGTAGCGAATCGCCAACTTGATAACCAAAACCACCATCAGTAATTGTAACGGTAGCAATTCCTATTACATTTCCGCTAGAAGTGGTTACAGTAGTAATACCAATTGTTGCCTTTGCTCCAATACCTGTTCCAGTTTCAGTTTCTAGGGAAATATTTGTAAATGTTCCTGCAGTATAACCAAATCCGGGATTTGCTATAGAAATTCCCAATCCAACACCTGAAGTAATACTTCCAGCAATACCTATTAATTTTCCAGTTGCTGATCCTTGAACTAAGGTTACTCCAGGAACAACATTAGTAGTGTCATATCCTGTCGAACCCAGACCAACAATAATTTTTTTTGAAAGTGATAAGACTTGATTTTCTCCGGTTACTGTTAATTTTTCATTTCCCAAGTCAAGTTTTGGATTAAAGTATCTTACTGCACCTTCATTGGCAATAAAGTCTGCTCTATAAAGTCTATACTTCAAGTCTTCTAATTGTGCTGGAGACCAAGTTGAACTATTTTGTGACTTGAACAGACTTCCCAAAGTTGGTTGAACCGAAACTCTCACTCCGGTTCCATTATCTGGAGAATCTCCCGGCAATAAAGACTTTTTACCTAATTCTGCAATAAAAACTCTATATTGTGGACTTCCTGAGAAAAGAACAACGGCAAATTGTGATGTTTGTTGACTTCCTATAGGAGATTGTCTAACTTCTAATTGTTGTGGACCTGGTAAATAAACAGGTGAAGAGAATATGAATTTAGTTGCAACTGTTCCATCCTTTGATACATTAACTTGATCTGGAGTTAGAGTAACTTCAGAAAATGGAACAACAACATTGCTTGGGACTCCAGCGATCAAAGGTCTAATTTGTAAAGATACTGGAAGACTATCATCTTTAGTTTCAAAAAATATTTCAACAGAGGTTAAAAATATTCCAGTACTTTCGGTAACAAAGAAAGATTGTGCTAGAGGATCTTTATATTCCCAAATCGCAACCTGATTTGGTTTTGCAGTTACTGTTTGAGTTGAATCAAATGTAGTCGTATTTGTAGTTGTATTTGTAGTTGTTTTAACAGTTAGATTGTAACTACTTAAAATTGTTATAGTTCTAGTAGTTAGAATGTTAGTTTGTTCTACTTTATAAGTTCCTTTAGACGCAAATTCTGCCTCAGCTGAACTTTCATTAACTCTTGTATTTGAAATAAACTCTTTATAAATGTTTCCAGCATTTTGTAATGTTGGCGTGTCAATTAAAGTAAATGTATTTTGCCCATTAATCCACTTTGGATTGCTTGGAATATTGGGGTTTGGAATATATATAGATCCTAATAATCTTCCAGAATTATCAGAAATTAATCTAATATTAGTAATTTTAGCAACTGCACCAGACTTTTTACCAATCAAGGTCATATTCGGTCCTATCATTCCAAAAAATTGAGTTTCAGTAATACGTCCAAGAGATCTTGTATCTACATTTAAAAATGTAGAAGATTCTGTATAGATTTCTGGTATTGGTTGTTGTGTATATGGATTAAATTTAAAAACGTCTAAAACTGGCTTCAGATTGGGATTTACTGGTAATACTTGACCAGTTGTAAAATCTACGATTGGAATTGGATTCACTATGAATCCTGGGTTTGAACCATTTGAAGGCCCAGATTTGTGATTTGGTTTGCACAATTTAAATGTTATTCTTTGAGCAGTAAAATGTGGATCAGTTTGTACGGTTTCACCAATTTCAAACTTACCAGAAATCATTTGGATTTCCAATAGTTTTGGAATTACATAATTAGACATATCAATACCTTCAAAGAAAGGATAAAAACGAGTTAATGGTCTTAATCCTTTCGAATCAAATTCAATATTTCTACTTCTTAAATATTTTATTTCCTCATCATAATGAGAAATGCTAGAAGTTTTTGTGTCGGAAGTTACAATTCTGGGTGGAACTACAACAGTTTTAATATTTGTAGTTGATTCTGTAGTAGTAGTAATATTTGATCCTGTGACATTAGTTTCACTACTAGTTCCACCAATATCAAACCTAAGAAGTGCTTCATAATTGCCATTATTGGTTTCAATTGCAGTTATATAATTGTTTGCAACATCAGGTGGAACAAGTTTTCTAATTAACTCTTTATCTGCTTGATTTACTCTAGATTTTACTAAATTGAAGTAAATAAAATTGTTTCCAATTACAGTTCCATCTCCAGATGCATTACTTCCAAATCTAACGACATCTCTTCCTGCTATATCTTTAATATCTTTTAAAATAATTCTTGCATTGGTAATCCAATCAAATCCGGGAATTCCGGTCTGAATTACTGTTGGTTGGTTGTAAACACTTTGATTTTTAGTAACATTATTTACTACTGTGAGATTTTGGTCTTCTCTTGTTACGTTATTTTTAATTTCATTATAACTTGTAGTTTGTACTTTTTTTTCTTCCAACCAGGTATCAATTGGTGGATTTAATTCTACAATTCCCTGCCAATATCTTACCAAAAATGGAGTTATACTTTCAGTTTTAGTTGCATAAGGTTGTTCAAAATATTGCCTTTCTACATAATCTAATGTAATCAAATCTCCAGTTTTTCTGATATTTGGTGATCCCAAATCAGTAACATAACTTTGATCATCATTTGGGCTAAACGTTTTACCAATTCCTCTGATTATTTCAGACCCCAATTGCAAATCTATTGATGTTGTATAATGCGTTGGTCTTAATGTATTAGTACTAGTGTCAATAGAGGATCTGAATATTCGATTTGATAATTGATGATATTCATGAGAACTAAAATTATCTACGAAGAAACCACATTTGAATCTATCTAAACCAGTTTCTGCATCTTTAATATTAAAGTTCTCAGTTTTACTTTCTAACATTGAAAGTGTAGTAAATTTTTCAACTCTTTCAATCCTGTCCTCAAGTAAGGAAATGTCGGACATTCGATATCTCTTATGTTTGGACATATCGACAGAAACATTTTTTACATCATAAACATATGGCGGAATAAGAATAGTTGCAATATCTAAAGAATTTGCTTTGAGTGCTGGTGGAAATGGAGATTCTGAAGGATTTCCTTGAACAACTTCAAAAGTACCATCATTATTTACAAAAACTCTGTCAATTCTACCAACATAGTATGAATATGATAAAATTAAATTTTCTCCTGGGCATAGAGTATATTCTGAGTATTGACCATCAGAAGCAAAATTTCTTGCAGAAAATTCAAATGGAGACAGCGAGGAAGGTGTATAAGGGGCAACTCTAGGTCTTATATCAATATAATCAGTTAGTCTTGAATTTTCGTATAAACTTACATCATGTTTAAAATTATCAGGATTATAACTATTTGCTGTAATAAATTCTCCAGTGTCTGAAGGATCGATTGTATAATTTTGAAATATAATCTTTATCCTTCTGGATGGTGGTTGAATATTGCCCCTTCTTATTATTCTAGAATAATCATAAAAAGTATCTCTTTGTCCATTATCAAATATAAAGTTTTGTGTGATATTATTATCACCTAGTGTTTTTTCTGAGATAATTGCTTCTTCTGTTGATTGACTACCAATCACTAATTCGCCAACTGAAAATTGTATCGTATTTAGATAAACATAATCCAGATAATTAACACCGGTTTTTTCAACTATAATTGCTACAGCACCAGAAGTTTTTCCTTCAATTTGCTCTCCTATTACAAAATTTTGATTATTATTTACATTTCCAGAAATTCTTAATGATGGTACAGAAGGATCTAAACTATTAGTTGACTCATAAATAGCAAGAACTCTAACTACATCTGGAACATTTAAACTTATAATTTTATCCTGAACTCTAGTCCCATAAACATTACTATAAGTAAGTCCATCATTCAGAGTTGTAGTTCCTATTCCAGAGTTAGTAAGGGATGAATTTGATACAACTAAAGAAGAAACCTTATTAAACTTTTTAATCTTAGAACTTGGATTTATATTTTTTACAGTAGCTATAACAATTGCATTTGTGCCACTTTCTTTCGATAATCCATAAAAAGTTAATTCTTTTCCGCCATTAGGATTAATATTAAATTGATCTTGTCTTAGTGGTTCTATTGTGCCATCGGAATAAGTAATTACAAATCTATCCTCATCAAAAGAATCAAAGAAAATATCTTTATCCCCAGGATCAATGCTAATTGTTATTAAATTACCACTAAAATTATTAACATTATATGAACGTCTTTGAATTATTTCATTTTCAATAAAATTGACTTCGGATACATTATTATGATTAAGTTGTGTTAATAGTGAAGAATTCCTAGATTCTGTTTCTAGTTCAATTTTTATGATATTTGCGACTTCAAAAGATCCGGAAGGTAGTATTCCATTACAAATACCGCTAACGGTAGTAATACCTGCGATAGTAAATGAAGTTCCAGACAATCCTACAGATGTTACTTTATTATAAATTGGATCTCCAGTGAAAGTTGTACTGGCGTAAGAAATTATATCTCCAGATTTTACTAGATTTATGAAATCGTTTCCCAAACCCGCAGATACAACTCCATTATTAATTCTAAATATAGTTCCTGGTTTGGAAATATAAGAGGCTTTAGATAGAACTACATCTGCATTGAAAGTATTAACTCCTACTTTAGAATAAATGGATTTTATGTCGGATAAAGAATAATCTGTTACTGAGTTAATTAATCTGCCATTATCAATACCATTGATAATAATATACTCATTTTCTAAAAAGTTGCCAGATGTCTCATACAATGTTAACTCTCTATTATTTGCGGATATTGACTCTTTAAGATAACCTGTGGCTCTACTTTTCTTACCTTCAATAAAACAAGGAGTTGAAAGACCAGAACCACCAAAAGAAGTCGTTAAACCTATTTTTGTATATGTTTGAATATCAAATAATCTCAAATTAATTCTACTTTTATCATCTAAATATCCAGTTTCCGGAACACAATCGTATATTCTTGCAAGACCTATTGTAGATCCTGCAGCTACTGAAGAAGATTCTTCAATACGAGAATTCATCAAACTTACAGTAGTATTGGTTCCTAGACCAATTGAAGGAAACCCGTAAATGTTATTTACAGTAAATGAAGTTCCTGCATTGAAAGGAATAACTTGGTTTGATATGGATTCTGTTGTTCTGGGTTTAGGTACATCTATAAGTGTAGGGGAAATAGTTTCTACATCATATCCTCTTACATATGCTTTGCCTGGCCCAATTTGATACACCATCAAATCTTCTTTTGGTGCATTTCCTTGTACGGTTTCTTGTTCTTTAAAATATATTCCTTCGTTTAAAACTCTATCATTTAAACTATCTCTAACAAATAAACTAAATGGACGAACAAAATAATCTCCTGACTCATCGTAAGTTCTTCTTGCTAATTCATCTCTAATTAAATTATATTGAGAATTGACATTAAAAAATTGAGGTATTCCATTCCTCACTCTTAAAATTTCTATAAAATTATCTACTTGTGTATCATTTACATCCTTTTTAGACAGTTCTAGTCTTATTCTAAATCTATCAGCTCCAGGAGCTGCATAATTAGAAAATCCCTGTGCATTGTCAAATAGACTATCATCCTCGTCTGAAGTTACGATTTCTTCAATAATATCAAAACCAACTCTATATGAAGGTCTGATAGAATATTGATCTAAAAGAATTCTTTGCTCATCTACTCTAGCAAATACCCCTCTTACAAAATAAATCGCCTGAGCAGCTAAAACGCTAGATCCTTCAGAAGTTGCATTTGTTGTTATTGTATTACATACACCTTGCCCAACTTGAATTGTAAAATTGCCATAAGTAAGAGGAGTTTCTAAAGTTAAAGTCTCTCCACTTTGAAAAATTTTGTTTGTAAAATTTTCTCCTCCACTTGTAATATATTTTAAATAAAGAGTGTAATTTCCTCGATCAGAATCTGTGTTTTTTAAAAGATAAATTACCTCTGCTATAATTCCACTTATAGAACCTCTTAATTTTTTTCCTAAAAGTTCATCAAAGTATAAAGAGATTGGAGATCCATTGAAAGAATCCTCAATTTCTACTGCATATAATGGGTTTTCATATCTCAAATCTCCCGGAATTACAACAGATCCTTCTTTAAAAATATGCTTTCCATATTGTTCGACTTGATTTTGGAGAATTGACTGTAAAGTAGTTAATTCTCTTGCTTGAATTGGATAACCTGGTTTAAATAAGACTTTATAATAGTCTTTATTAGAATCAAAATCATCAAAATATGGAGAGACGTTGAGGTTAGTTTCCTGTGGCATAATTCTTTAAAATTGCAAAATAACTTTAATATCTTCTTTTTGGTTTGATGATCTAGTAATAGACGGTCTATTGTCAACATAAATTATATTTCCAGAATATTTTTTTACTTCTGGATTTGCTAGGCCACCAATAAAAAATTGACCAAGATTATATGTTCTACTATTTAGTGTAGTGGAGATACCAGTAAATGAAGTATCAATAGAAAGATTTGTTCCTGTTATAAAAGTTGTTCCACCGGTTCCCACAGAGTTTGTAAATCTATTTAAATTGAGTCCATAAGATGGAGATGAATTTTGAGACCCATTGGTATTAAATCCTACAAGGCTTTTATCTTGCCAATACTTTAATACACCTGTGTTTTGATCATATGAGATGACTCTACCAACAGCGGTTGTTCCTGCACTAATAGTTTGTGTAACTATAGAATTTGCAATAAATGATGCCCTATCATATCCAACTCCGGTCAATTTTAACGCATAAACTGCGCTTGCTTTATCTAAATCTAGCAATGAATTTGAGTCATACGCCTGAGGATTTTCTACAAGTCCAATTCTTGCTATTTTATTTCCGGTAATAAAATCTGGATTCTCAATATCATTTTCTATTCTAGAAAAAATAAGAACATTATATGCACCAAGTTCTTTATAAACGTCAAATCCATGTCCTCCTTTTGGTGGAATAATTACATCAAAAGTAGGGGTCACTGTACCAACTGGAACATTGCCACCAATTAAATCGACAGTTCCATAGGTATATCCTGAACCACCAATAGAAACAGATATTGATTCTATCTTAGAATCATTATTAACTATTATTGTTGCTTTGCCTCCAATCCCATCTCCCTTAATTGGAACATTTGTATAAGTTCTATTTGCTGTTCCCAATCCAACTCCACGATTTGTAATTGTAATAATTTTAAGTTGATTGTTTTCTGCAGATGCATTATTTCTAATTGCAGCAGATTCGCTTGAAGATTCCCAATTTTTTGGAACAGGTATAAAATTAACAGTATCAAATTTTATAATCTCACTTGGTTTAATAGTGTAAAGATATTTCCAGATATACCCATCACCACTGTCGCCAGCTGCTTTTGGCTCTAAATCTGTAAAAGTTGGTTCATCTAATGAAGGCGTTCCGGATGGATTTTCTGGATCAGTTCCATTTTGAAGACAAATATAAACCCTAAAATCACTGTTAATTACATAATAATTTGAAAAATATAAACTTGTGGCCCCCGATGGTTTTGATGTATTAGTCCTACTGATATCATGACGATACATATCATAAGTTGTTCCCGAAGACCAAGTATTTTTTTTAACAACCTGGTTCATGTCACTTGCTTTAATTTTTTTTAAAGCAATCATAGTATCCCAATAATCATACTCATGTTCAAAACTGTCTTTGGGTGAAGGTGGGTTATTATCCCAATCTATAGCATAATCTGATGCATTTGATAATCCAACGAAAGAATAGTAAGAATTAGTAGAAGAAGTTGCCGTGGCGACAAAATTCTTAGCATTCAAAATTCTTAATTGATCAGTTATAATTGCAGACATCTTTGCGTTTTTTTATATATTTATGTAGTTGAATAACCAATATATTTCAAACGATTAAATCTTTGAATAATTGGTGATGTCGAAATTCCACCAATATTTGCATATGTTCTAAATTCATGTGGTTCTTTACGGGTCGGAGTAGAGATTCTTCCCCAACTATATTCGCCATAGAAACTACTAAATCCAAATCCACTTAAATTGTTATATCCAGAAACACTTACAGTTACTTTAGCAACATATGTAATTCCGACTCCAGCAACAGCAGTCTGTGCAATTGAAACCGCAGCAACTTGATAGATATTATCAATGAAAGTAGTTCCAATACCAACTGTACTACCAGATGAATTTAATGATGTGAGACCAAATCCAATATTTGATTTATTAACAACAAAATAATACCCAGTTTGAATTCCACTAATGCCAGTTGTTGCAATTCCAACCTTTACAGTTTTTCCATCTCTCAAAGGAGAATTTTGTGGAATATAAAAATCAAATATAATGCATGTAGATGCAACACCAATAGAAGTTGTTTTGATTCCAGTAATAATACCAAAATCTCCATTGTAAGAAATATTATCCACAATCTCATAGTTTGGTTGAGGTGGTTCAATTAATACTATCGGTGGATTTAAAGTTGTATATCCAGTTCCCGCGTTTGATATTGAAATAGATGAAACAGTTCCACCAACTGATAGTATAGAAGATGCCAATGCGGTGATACCTAAACCAATTTTAAATTCAATATTCTCATAAGATTCTGTATTTAAAGTTGTTGTTGAAATTCCAATAGTGCCAATTCCAATAAATGTCACGGTTGTCCCCGTAGAAACTGTATTAAGAGGTTCAAATATTTCATATCCAACAATAATATTTGAAGTATTAATACCTGTAATTAAATTTGTATTGACACCAACATTTCCTACAGTAGAAATAAGATAACCAATTGGTTTTTGTATTGAAATACTTGGTGAGGTTGTGTATCCAACTCCACCATCAGAAACTATAATTGAGGAAATAGTACCAGAAGTTGAAACAACAGCTGTTGCAGCAGCTGCTATCAAATTATCTTGAGATACAATTAAAATTTTATTCTGTGGTTTTTCTGTTGTTCCATTGTGAGTATATTCTTTTTCACTATCAAAAAATGTTCTAACACTTTCTACGAAAATTTCAGTTGATGTAATTCCCACATTTTGAATAATATTTGAAACTGGTTGAATATATGGTTCATAAATTACTCTATTTTTCCCAACAGATTGCCCATTTACAACCAAATCTTCAGTCTGTTTACACCAAATTACTGGTCTTAATAAATCTCTTTCTTGTGATATTCCTGGACCTGGATATAAATTTGTGTTGAGAGTATCTGAAGAAATAATTTCTGTTGCCAGTCTATCGTTTTGATTAAAAAGAATAGTTTCATCTTTAAGAGAAACTAAGTCACCTACTTTAATAGTCTCTAAAATATCAATCGATTGAGTGTCCACACCACTAGTTCCCCTATAAAATAAAATTTTAGATTTATCACCTTCCTTTGGTGGTTCCGTAAATGTAATTGTACTTCCTCCATTAAAAATATATCCCTTACCTGGAACTTGTAGGACATCATTTATAAAAATTAACAGAGATGCTTCAAGTGCTTGTTGATCAATAATAGATCCTTTTTTAGATCTAATTGTAGTTTGATTACCTTCGATTAGTATTGGAAATATTGTTCTATTTCCATCAAATAGATAATCTATAGGGTCAATTACTTGAATGTTACCTATTGACCATGCACTAAAATTATCTGATTGGATAGAATCAACTACAATTTGGAATTCTGAAAAACTTGCCGATGAAGTTGTTTGAATTCCAGATGTTCCACCAATAGAAACTGTTAATATTTCTTGTGGTTTATATCCATATCCAAGATTTTTTAACTCGAATGAAATTATACTTGATCCTTGGCCAACAATAATATCTACATATGCACCTGTTCCAAATCCTGCCAGCGATTGCGAACTGTAAACCAATGGAAGGTTTGAATATGATAATGGATAATCAAATACAACAATTGGTGGATTTGATGATGTATATCCAATTCCGGGATTTGTAATAGCGATGCTTACAACACTTCCATTAATGACTGCGGCCGTACCAATAAATTCAATATTAGAGTTTTCAGTCTTAACTCCAACATTAATGATATTTTGAATTCCAAGCCTATACCCAGAACCACTATTACCTATACTAATAGATTGAATTGTACCTGCAGAAGATACTAAGGCTGTCCCTCCCGCCGCCACAAGGGGTTGGTATCCAAATCCTTGAGTTGATCCTATTGAAAGGATAATTCCACCTCTGGGTATATTTGCGGCGTTTACATCATAACTTGTGGAATTTGCAGTACCAGTAAATGAAATACTAGTTATACCTACATTTTCAATCAGATCATAATCACCCAAAATATTGGAAGAAACTGGGCCCTGAAAAATATTATTAATTAATACAATTGCATTGTCTGTAGATATTCCGGTTATATTTGATTCTTTTGATTTTAATGTAAATAATTTTTGAGATCCATTGAATTTATCAGAGATATCATCAAAAATATAATTATTTTTATAGGATTCGTTTAAAGTGTCAGGTTCTCCAGATCTTAAAAATACTCTTCCACTAAAAGATGAATTTGTGGTAATTCCTGTATAATCGATTTCGTCTGGTCTATTTGATAAATTTTGAACAGATACTCCACCAAAAGGAGCTTCGGTAAAATAAAGAACATTATCAAGAATATTATAATTACCCAAAACTTTAGTAACTTGATTGGATAATGAGTGTGCCGATAGTTTGGTTCCCAACCAAGGTCTGATAACTGATATTGCATTTGTACTTGCAACGCCAACTGCTGCAACTTTCATGATCTCATCATTAATTTGAATTAAAGATCCATTGTAAATTGAACTTATTTTGGAAACATAAATCTCAGAATCAAAAAGTGTTACATTCTTTGTAAGAATAGTTGTAGTTGATGTTGATACAATAGGTGATTGAATCAGATTATCAATTCCCAAAATGACTTTATTATTTTGATTTTTTGAATCTAAAATATGAGAATTTCCTATTCCAACTGAAGTTAGATTTAAAACGTTCGGAACGCTTTGAAGTGCCTCTGAAGCTGATGCCGCAACTTTAATATCAAGATCGTTAATTTTAACAACATAAAGAGATGTTGGTAATTTATTAGTAATTCCAATTCCACTAATAGACGTTGTTGCTATACTAATTGCTTGAGTTGTTCCTAATCCGGGATAGGAATATTGAATTTCCTCACCAGTTGTATAAAAATGATTTGGGATTCTAATTGTATCATTATTATTGTTCACAATATCTGAACTACTTGCATCAAAATATCTTTTAAAAATCGGTATATTTTTATGGGTTAAATTAAATGATTTTTTAATATCATTTTCTGTTCCAGTATAACTACCATAACTGTAATTAACTGATCCATTTGTTAATGATATTTCCTCAGATCCTTCTTTTAGACCAAGGTCTACTTTAAATATCTTTATATCAACGTCAATATTTTCGGTAGGAGTAAAGTAGATATTTGTGCTTGATCCAGAAATTCCTGCAGTTACAATTCCAAGAGAAGAATTTGTTTCTATTATTCCAAATTTTGTTGCATAGCAGGTTGAAGTTGAATTGTCAGTAAGTGTTAAAAACTCAAAGACTTCATACTCAGAATTAGTTGAGTCTTCAATACTAACGATTGAATATGAAGCACTATATTCATCCGAATATGACGTAATTATATTTGCAATTGGGGCACTTGAAGATGCAATACCAACCGATGATGAATTAAGAGAACTGCCTTTAAGTATTTGTGTCCCAATTCCAGAAGAAATTGTATTGCCTAACGATACGTTAAAAGTATTAACAATATACTCAACATCCGTGGAATTATTAGGTATCAAATCAATTCGAACAACTGATCCTGAAAGGTAGGCATTGTAAGTTCCTATTCCCAAAGATGATTGTGAATTGAAAGTGTTAGTTGTAAGTTGGCCATAATCAATAAAATAGACATTAGTTCCATTATGAATATAGGTAATTTCTTCATATTCAAAGTAAGATGAATCAGTTGCCCCAATTTGCACAAGAACTTTTGCAGATCTATAGGTGGATGCAATTCCAACAATATTTGTTGCAGTTGAAGTTCCTATAGGAATAATTTCAGTATTTGTATCAATTTTTACAGAATCTCCTAAATTTATAGTTCCAATTCCTGAGTTAATATTATTTAAATTAAAGGAAAATAATTCTACATGGTAATTATTAATTTTTGATTTGGTTGGATAAAATAATAAATTTCCTTCGTCTTCAAAAATACTAAAATCAAAAAATCCAATATCATCCGCAGAATTTATATTTCCATATTGATTTAAAAATCCAAAAGAATCGTTATGGAGTAAAGTGATTACACTCAATTCAGATTGATTTGAAAATCTTTTATCAATAACAAACCCGATGTATTTTTTGGATCTAAAATTATCCAAATTAAAAGAATCAACTACACTAAACTCTGTTGAACGGGGATTACTATTAAATTGATTGGAAATATCATCAATTACTAGTACTCTATTTCCAATCGATTCTACATAATCTTGAATAACTGCAGAATTAAATATTATTTGATTCGATTTAAATGATTTATCTATATTAAGAATATTTTCTTTTGCTAAATCAAAATCATTAATACAATTTAAATTGGCGACTGAAGATAGATCAGAAATTCCAACTAAATCACCTTGATTTTGATTCGTCGAAATCCCTACATTTAATTGATTGGATTCAATTACTAAATTACTAAATTTTTTAAATCCTACGGTATGATTTAATGTGCTTACTGGATTATCCCAGGTGTTTAAATCTTTTTGAGATTTTAGTGCATAAGAAAAATATTGATAATAATCACCATCATGAACTCTTTGGAAATCGTTATTTAAAAATCCAGTTTCCTGGTTCCACCCTCTTCTAACCTGAGAATATGCGTCAATTTTGTAATCAGATTCAAAATTAATTATTTTTTTGATGATTCCCGCAGATCCGGAGGTTTTTCCTTTTATTTTTTGATTTACAGCAAAATCACTTATACTAGAAACTTTGAGATATTGATTGTCAGCATCCCAATACTCAACACTTCCACTTGCAGATAGCGAATAAATAACTTCCCCTTCATAAAAAGAACTTTTTTTAAGTATTGGATTAAAAATTGGAAAATGAGACTCTGGAACTATTCTGCCTGAGGAATTGAAGATGTTAAAAGTTCCTGGAGTTTCTTCATTATTTAAATATGAAGAAAGGTTATAAGTGACGCTCGCTCCAATTCCGCCAAGGGCAGCAGTCACACTAGTTAATGTAAATAGAGAATAATCATAATTTGAAGAATTGTATCCATTCCCAGTAGATCCAACACCAACACTTATACCTTCAACTAAAACTTTGCTCCCAATTTCAAAAGGAAAATCTTCAGGATCACTAAAACTTGCACCCAATGTAACTATTACATCTTTTGATGTGCTGTTAAATGTAATATTTTTAATTGGAATTCCATTAGAATTATTTGTTGGAATAATTTTTGGAATAGAATTACTTAGTTCTGCAGTATTTTCTTCAATAGTAACTCTTGAATCCCCAAAAGAATATGAAAGATTAACATTTGACATTATCTTATTTGATAAACCGTCAACTACAACGAGGGTTGGTATAGTATTATAATTCCTTCCAAATGATACAATTCCAATATAATCAAATGTTGATAATGTATCAAGAACTAAAATATCTGGATATTTTGCCTTAGGTCTAATACTATAATCCGCAAAGTATTCAAAACCAATATCCTGTATCTCTACAGAAGTAATTTTTCCAATTGAATTACTTATTGGAGTAAGAACCGCACCAGAACCAGAATTGGATAAAATTGAAGTAACAGAAGGTAAAGAATTATACCCCTTTCCTTTGTTTGTTATTGAAATTTTTTGAATCGCACCTTTAGGGCCAATAGAATTAGTATAATATTCTATATTGTTTGAACTCGCATCAAGTGCTTCAAATTCAGGACTTTCTAAAATATTAAATTTAAATGAAGTTGGGGTAATTTCATTAATAATATAATTTCCGTTATATCCACTTTCAACTATTGAAATTTTATTCGCAGAAATTACCTCATCATCAACAATGATTTCTTTCTTGACATCTAAATTTAAATTTAAATTTGTCGGTACTAATTTGTAATATAAATTATTTGGAGTTTCATCATTCACAATTAAGGTCACTCGTGCATCGGAATCAATACCAACTTTACCTGTTTTTACAACATCAAAAACAGGTAACGATTGACTAGTATCAAATTCTTCAATAAATTGACTATCTCTATAAATTCGAAGTTCAAATGCTGAATATGTTGCAACACCAGTGTTAGAAAAATAATTTAAAGAATCATCAGATAAATCAAAAGTTATTGGTTGATTTTTTACTACTTGGAGTGGTGGATTAATTGCAGAAATAGTTCCTATAGAAGAAGATAAAATATCAACTATGTTTGGTGTGGCTTTGGTTGCACCATAATAACTATCAGATAGCATAATTGTATTTGAGTCTACAACTATTACATAATAAAAATTTTGATTAACTAATCCACTTGCTGGGGTATTTGATGTATATAAAACTTTTTGGCCAGTATAGTATTTGTGATTATCGATTTGGATAGTATTATTAGAAGTATTAATAAATGTGAATATTCTTGGGTTGACCAACATTCTTCGAGTATAATCACTGTATTTAATTACAAACGTTGTATTAATTCCTGGTTTTACGTTAAGAATTATATTATCAAGTAAAGAAAGACCGTGAGTTTCTGCAGTAGATACTGTAACTACATTTTTACTAATAGTTCCTGTCAGAGAATTTTGATAATTAGTTTTAAAACTATGATAATTTTCAGTTCCAGTAGAGGTAAAGTATAAAATATTGCTCGGAGTAGAACCAACACCAACAAATGTACCTTCTGATCCCAATCCAACTTTAATAGTTGAAATTCCAATTAAGTTATTTGAAATTTTTGCAACATATACAATTGAGTTATTGTTGAGTTGGAAACTAGAAGTGCCGTTAGTAGAAACAGAAATTACTGTTCCACCATTTGAAGAATAAATTAAAGAATCTCCAGTAATTAAATTGTGATTTGGTAAATATATTGATTGTGTTGGAATTGTAAGTTGAGTAATTCCTACTCCCGGATTTGAAAAATAAATTGTACTAACAATACCAACTCCAGAAGTTGTTCCTAATCCAACTGATTCTACTGGATTAAAATAAAACTCCTTAGTAGGTCTAAAGTTATATGAAGTTGAAATTCCAAAGTTAATTGTGAATTTTTTTGTTTTTTCTGTAAGTGCAATGCCCGCACTATACGTTGCTAGCCCTAAAGTATTATTTTGATTGCGAAGTACTTTAATCCTTGAAGATTGTAAATCTATGTCTAAAACTTTTACTTGCTCCTCACCGATTTGATATATATCATTTTTTTCAATATTTGGATAATTAAGATTTCCTGCAACATTAAAATACGTTACTAATCCAGTATATTGTGTTGATCCAACACCAACAGTTAAAGAAAGAATATTGTTATTTATTAAAATATTTGCTGTTTTTTTATAATCAAAGTTTCCAGTAAAGGTTATTAAATCATTATTAATGTAATTATGAGGAACTGTACTAAATGCAATAAATTCATTTTTACTTGGATATAGAGTAACACCTTCGAGAGAATACTTTGTGACACTAACTTGTGAAACTTTTTTTCCCTTAATTAAAGAAACTTTTGCCTTTGCACTTGAAATAAAATTGCCTTTATTTTTAAATACTAAAGTGTCCTCAACTTGATAATCTTTACCTCCATTAATTATTTCAATAGAGTCTATAGTTCCTGATGAAACATTTTTTACTACAGAATTTTGTACCTTAGTATCATTTGGGTTTGAAATATATTCATATAAACTTTTTTCATTTAAAAGATTGTATGGAGTTGTATTTCTTTTCCACCCAGTTTTATTGATATCAATATAATCTTGGTTTGAAAAATTATTAAAATTAAACTCATTTGGTTTGGACCTATATGCTGGCCCTATTACATAAGGAAAAATTGGTTTTTTATATTTTTCAAATAATCCGGTCGTTTCAACATTTCCACTATTGATTGTTGCAAAGTACGCATATATTCCATTTGGATATTCTGGAGTAACTCCGAATCTTCCATTATGCTCATCTAAATCCCCGTCACCAACATATTCATAATCATCAGTAAAAAAACCTGCAGAATAAATCGATTTACTTGGTCTGTTGGGTTTTAACTCCAATTTATAACCAGAATCTAAACTTTTAACAGATCCTCCAGTTTTTGATGAATATCCATATGGTCCATAAATTGGATTTCCATCATATGCCCACCCAATAATTGGTGAATGAGCATATGACGTTAATACTTCTCTACCATCTAAAGTTTGAAGATCTGGTATATAAACTATTTTACCTTCAGTAAAACTAGTTGCTTGAACTATAGATCTTAACTGCCTTGGTGCATATGCGTGCGAATACTGCAATCCATAATCACTATTTAATCCGGATGTTAATATTCCATCATCATTTGCAACGTTTAGAGTTTGGATGACTCTCTCTACTAGGTTAATTTTCCAAGATTTAATTTGTGCTTCAAATTTTGCACCGGACCCAGCTGGGATAACAATAATTGAAGTGTTATTGGGATTATATCCGATACCACCATAGATTACTTTAACGTCAATGAGAGATCCATTTGAAAAAATTGGAGTTAAAACCGCTCCAGTGCCATCACCAATAACTTTGAGGTCAGGTGAAGAGTTATAATTACTCCCAGAACTGTTAATTAACACATCAACAATTTGTCCATCAGAAATAATTGGAGTGAGTTGAATTCCAGATCCACTATTCAAATCAAATAATGGTTGCCTATTGTAATTAATAATCTCTTCAGATCCATATTGAGATCCACCAGATGCAACAAATACTGATTGAATTTTCCCCCTAAAAATAGGTTGAATTACTGCATTAAAGTTTTGGTTTGTTAAAGTAGAAACTCCAATTTTACCTTCAACCAAAATTTTAATTTCTGGATAATTAAACTTATGATCTCCTGTTCCTGTTGAAGTTAAATTGACATATTGTTTTGTATCATAATAAAATGAGGTAGTAATTCCCAATGTACTAATTCCAATGGAAGATAATTTAAATTGATCATCATTTATTTTAGTAGCATAATAGGAAGTAGATGATAATAATCCACCAATCGGACTTTGTGTGGAGTTATAAGTAATTATTTCTCCACTTTGATACCCATGATTTGAAATAGTAATAGTATTTGATGCAGTATTAATTCCACTTGCGTTTGTTATGGTTAGTTTATTTTGATAATTAAACCCACCATTTTCAATTGTAATTGTTCCTATTTTTTTCTTTTTATTTTTGGACTTAAATGTGTGGTTTCCTATTCCATATGAAATTAATTTTATTGTGTTAATTCCAGATACTGCATCAAAGAAAGAATTGTGTAACTTTATTGTAAAAGAATCTTGAACTGATACGAAATAAGATGAATTTGTTGACAATCCACTTATTGGAATTGATTCTGAACCACCTATTGCAATTTGACTATCTGTAATATAGACTACCTCTTCAAAATCGCGAAACTTGTGATAACTGGAAAATCCAACAGTGTTTATTGGATCTAACTTTACCAATCCTGCAGAACTTTGCGAATTAAAGTAAACTTCATGATCAAAACTAATTAAATTTGCACGGGCAGCTGCGCCAAATCCATTTCCACCAAATATTTGTATTTTTGGTTCTTCCAAATAATCAAATCCCGGATCAATAATATCAATTCTCTCAAGACTACCATTTACAGAACAAATGGCAGTTGCACCAAAACCAATTGGATCAATAATTGTTAAAAATTGAGGGTTAATTACATCGTAATTAAATCCTTGTACTATTGGAATAATTCTTTCAATGGGACCATAATAAACATTATCCTTTGACTTATAGTTTAGTAATTCTACACCATTAACAAAAATTCCAGTAAGGCCTGGATCAGTTTCATAAATCTTTCCATCAATTTCTGGTTCTGAAATTTTTCGAATTAATTTTTGAGACTCTAAAGATTGTGTACGTAAATCTCTGTAAGTAAATTCTGTTAATTCAAATTTTGCATCTACTACTGTTGCGTCTATAGAAATATAATTTTCCGTGAAAATATTACTTCTACTTCTCGATAGTTTTACTTCTGTTTCACTTACTTTCTTAATAAAGTAAACGCCGGTTGAAATACCTAAAGTATTTGATGGAGATGGTTTATATACTATAGAATCTCCAGTATAAAACCCATGCCTACCAATATTCAAACTCGTCCCACTAAAAGTACCACTAAAAGTTACTGATCGATCATTGATTTTGAGTGGTTGCTTTAAATAATCTAAGTAAGTTGGCAGTGATGGAGTAGAAACATATAAAGATCCTTCTTTATCTTCATAATATACATTTTGAACATTTGATGTATATTGGTTGAGTGAAGGATAGTTTTCTGATGAGACTTTGGATAAATTCTTTTTAATAGAGTAAATTAAATTTACATCTAATAATGATTGATCCGATCCAAACTCAATACTAAAAGATTTTTCGTTATTGAAAAAAGTTACATATCCAGATTGTTCAAATCCAGAAGAAAATATAGTTACAAAATCACCAACTCTTAATGAATGATTATCATAAACGTTAATTTGATACGATCTATTAGAACTATCTAACAATCGAACAGATTTTACTTCATATTTTACTGGAATATTAAAAAACCAATTATTTGACTTATAATCTTTTAGGTCTATTCCTAAAGTTTTTATTTGTATTACATCATTTTTATCATAAAGAAGTGTTCCATCTGGTATTTTTAATTCAGATAAAACTCCCAAGATACGAATTTTTACTTTCTGCCCATTCGAATATCCATAGGCATATAGATCACTTTTTATTTCTGCAGATTCTGGAATATCTTGGATAATTCCAGAACATTCTAAAAATTGATTTAAAGTTTTTGACCTATATGTAATATTTAAAGTGGTTCCGTTCTCCAAATCAATAATTAAATTTCCATCTCGATTTGGAAACGCCACGGTTGAATCAACTTCTATCGTAGTTGATCCAGAAGTTATATTGGAAAGTGTTTTTGTTTTGGGATGAATAATAAACTCTCCATATAGAGTTCCAACAGATGCAATATCTTTATTATAATCAGAATCTAAACTTATTACATAATAATCTTTATTACCTCTTCTAATTTTTTCAACTTTTGTAATTGTTCCTTGTGCAGCATCCGTAAAATTAGTTTTGTCTTGATATAATGTTAGATTATTCAAATCTCCTGGATTTCCTTCAATTGCCTCTACAACTAAATCTAGTGTGATTCTATATTGAGCATCTGATGGTTGAATTAAATAATCTCTGGGTCGAATAACATCCACATTTTGCCCATAGAGAGACTTAAATAAAATTTTAAAGGAACTATCAGTTCCCTTAGATGAATAAAAATCAATAGATTGCTTAATAAAAATATTTTCATTCAATTGTGAGTATAATTCTCTATCTTCAAATCCAGGAGTAATTTGTTTTTTAACTTTATTTAAAAATTCTTTAAGAAAAAGAACACTTAAGTTTGTAACCTTTGTACCAGAAATATGCTCTTCTGATTGACTATCTTCAAATGTTAATTCATCTTTTAGTTTGTATGAAGTAATCCCACTAAATCCACGAATACATCCTTCAAAAGTTGTAGAGGTTTTTGACGTATAAGTTATGATCTCAGAATCAATTAAAAGAATCCCATAAGAATCTGGAAATCCTACAGTTGAAAGTACATTTATAGTCGAATCAAAAAAAGTTACATCTGCAGATAAATTTGTCAATTCAATTAAGTTTGTTAAATTGTCAACCTTAATATGTTGATCAATATTTTGAAGTATATCACTTGTTCCTCCTTGGTTTTCCAAGGAAGTATAATATTGGGATAAAAATTCAGATACTAAAGGAAATTCTTCTTTAACATACTGTGGAAGTTGATTTTCAATGATGGAACTAATTTTAATTCTGGTTTCTGTCATTTGATTATATTCTTACGAGGTTCCCGTTTGTGTAACTTGATGTAAATTTATATGTCGATCCAGATATATCTGAACCGGAAGAAATCTCATCGGATAATATATTTAACACACTATTGTTAATGTCTAGTTGCAAATATAAATCTTGCAACCCAATCACATCATTAGACTTTGGAACTACTGAAATTTCGATAATAGGTTGATTGAAAGATGTTTTTAAAGTTGAATTTATATTAATTGGAAATAATCGTATTTCACCTTTTACATAATCGATTGTTCCAACATTTTTTCTCACAACAACTGGTTGCGTGGAAGATGGTAATCTAAAGAGGAAAATACTTCCAGTTAAACCATCTGAATTGGGAAGATCTGAAAAGTAAAGAACACTATCAATTCCTGCAATTTTAAATCCAGATGATTTGACATTATATCCATTTAAATTTTTAACATAAAATTCATTACCATAACAAATTTCATAATCAGCAAACTTATTTAACTCAACTCTCAAATCTCGTCTCATTACAATTTTAGTAATGTTGGAAGTTACTGCAATATCAGAATCGTCAATTACTTTGAGATATTTACTGTATTTAAATCTAGCACCATACTTATTCATCTCATTTGAATCTGAATATCTTCTAATATTAAAAAATATTGTATCTTTAATAAAATTTGGATCAGATGTAAAATTGGAGTTATAATATGCAGTTGTATCAGTTTCAATATACAAATACTTTAGATCAATAATTTCTGGTACAATTCCAGCAACTGAATATCTTCTTAAAGAACTTTCAATATTATTTTTAACTTGGTTTGAAACAAATGGGCCATTAATTGGTTTAATACTAATAAAAACTCTTCCATATTTTGGTGGGTTCAAGTCTTCTCCACCAAAAACCGAAATGGATTCTGCTTCTGGATAAATGGTAGGTATAATAGTCTCATAGTCTGTCGCAGTGACTGCACGATTTTGGGATGAATATTTTCTAGGTGCATACTTTTTAATTGACTCTACAGATTCAATCTCTCTTCCATTTTGAGATTGAGAATTTGTTGATATCAAAGAAATTCCTGTTGTAACTACTCTCCCATTATTATCGACTATACGTCCATTAAAATTAAATGAAGAGATACCATTTCCTGATTCTCCGTTTGTTATATTATAAGAAACCTCAATATAATTTAAATTTTCAAGTTTTTGCCCAAAAATTCCATCACCAAAAATTAATTCATATCTTTGGTCTTCAATTTCTTGAATAAAGAAAATTTTTGAATCAGAATTAATCTCAAAAAGATTTTTGGATAATTTAAAAGTTCTTCTGATGGTACTTGATTGAGTGTCTCTTACGAAGACATTAATCGAATCTATATCAATATTTGCATTATCTAAAATAAATCTTTGATTTGGATTATTTGCATCTACAGTAAAATTATTAACAATAAATGTCCCTTCATAGATATCAACATTTTCGAATAGGGCAATTCCATTTACTACAGGAACTGTAATGTCCTGGGCAATAATAAATGAAAAATTTTGATTACCAAACGAAGTACTTGTAGTGCAAACAACACCACTTTTAAGTGTTAGGGTAATTGGACTTGTTGTAAATGCTGTTGTGTCTACAAAAAATGAAATATTTGCTCTCGATGCTGATCGTGAGTGTGGAACATAACCAATATTTCTTGCTAACGATACTACATTTTCTCTTAACGTGGCACTATCAATAAAAACCTCATTGCTAATCATATTAGCATTGTATGAGGAAATATACGTGTTATAAGCCAACACATCAATCAATGTCGAAAGATTAGATCCTTCAAAATCATAATCTGTAAAGTTTGAATTCGCTCTAAGGTACTCGCGAATTGAACTTTTTATTTGATCGAAATCTAAATTTGTAAAATTAACTAATGCCATTATCGTGTTGGCTGAAGGGCAAATGATAATTGTTGTGGAAGAACATCAATTCCCACAATACGATAGTTTATTGTAACGTTAAATTCATTATCATCATAATTTGGCGAAACTTCTACATTAATTAAATTTACTCTAGGTTCATAATTTCGAATAGTATTTTCAATTTCATCTTTAATGATTGATGCAGAAATTTCATCCATGTTCTCAAAAAGAGATCTACTCACTCTTGAACCTAGATTTTCATTAAAAAATTTTTCTCCAGGATATGTAAACACTAAATTGCGAATAGAACGGGCAATAGATGTCTCATTCTTTAATGCAATCAAATCATAGTTGATTGGATTTATCTGAAAAGACATACTTAAGTCTTTAAATCCCTTACTTACCCGTTCTACAGGCATAAAATGCTACAAAATCTGTATTATTTATTCGGATTTTTAAACTCATAAAGTGGTTCTGTACCATATTCCCAATCATCATAGTCATTATCATTACGAATTTTTGAATGAATCTCATTTTGAATCGCAAAATCATGTTTTTTTGGCGTTAAATCATCATTTGAAATCTCGCGAAGCATTTTTTTCTTTTCAATTTGAGACTCCCAACCATATTCGCTTGACAAATATTCAGTTGCCCACTCATTTCTCATAAAATTTTGATTTTTATCGACTTTTTTAGTCATTTTTAGCTCCTGATTTGTGTAAATCAGAACTTTTTACGGGGTTGCTATCCCGTTTTAATCATATCGTAGTCATCTTCGAGTATTTCTTTTAGATATTCATCATCCCACATATCATAATATGATGTTTTAGCAAGATTTTTTCTAAATTTTTTTAATTTATCAGTTGGTTGGGACAAAATTAAATTGTATTTGCCGTTGCACTCTATGATTTTAAATTTTGAATTTGATGCAAAGGGGCAAATAGCAAATCCATTTAGTTCTTCTCTAACTTGAGAAACTTCTTTAATCCAATTGAGTATATGAATTTCTTTATCTGAAAACATAAAAAAAGAGTGCTTATTTCTATTTAAGCACTCTAAAATATTATTTACCTTGTCCCCGATACTTTTTCTTTCTTCCATTACGAGAAGTTGCTGAAAGAAGAGTGCGAGCAGACCGCCCCTGACGAGTCTTCTTTGGTGCTCCTGCTTCAAACACCGTTTTATTCATTCCACCTTTAGATGCCATAAGTTACCTCCATCAAATTACGCGAGTTTTTTCATGTCCTACTCTGATACGAGGATCGCACCAGATTTGATATCCTTGCTCAATTGCATCAAGACAGAATGAGACATCTTCGCCACACATATCTTGAACTGCACCAGACTCAAAGACTTGCATCTTTGGAGCAAACCAAGGATACTCAAGATTCTCAAAGACTCCGTGCTTAATCAGAACCCAACCAAAGCCAGTGTAGTCAACTGTGAAAGGCTTTCTACGCTTGGAGATTGACTCCACAGTTTCATGATTCATCACACCACCGTTCTTACGGAAATCATCTTCTTCCAACCAGTGTGCGACAGAGGTTGTGTGTCCATCTTCAGTTGCATACCATCCTGCAACAATTTCACGCTCTTCTCCTTCTTCTGAAAGAGCAACATCACAGAGTTGCCAGAACTTGTTAGAATCAAAAACAATATCACTATCAATCCAGAGTTGATAATCATATTGAAGTTTACCGTCCCAAGGAATCTGCTTCGGACCTCGGAGTACATTTGCTCCAAGTACCTTACAACGTGCGAAGTTAACCATCGATGAGTAATCTTGAGAAATCTGAATACTCATTCCATTTTGAACTAGATCAAAGCAAAGTTGTACAAATGCTTTGAGAAAAATAAAAGAACATCCTCTTCCAGGTAAACAGAAGATAATACTCTTTCCTCTCATTCTTTCTTTAATTGCATCAAAATCCCATTCTTGTTCTTTGGGTTTTGGTGTTGCGGCTTTAACAGTAAATCCTTTTGCCATAAGTAAAAAATAACCTTCAGATCAATTTTATCAGTTTATTTAGTATCTGTCAATATGAAGAGTTTAATGGTATGAGTTTATTCACATACATCATTTCATATTGTAAGTCTTCCTTTGAAATATCAGCATCAAGTAAATCAATCATTCTGTGTAGCATCTCCCAGATTTCAGAAAATTTTTCCTCTGAAAGATTGTGATACACACACCGATTCTTTGCATATATGTGATATATTTTTTCCATAAAATTTTTCCGGAAAATTTTTATTATTTTGTCAACGCATTATATATCATCACTATGAGTATTCCAAGGGGGATTCCAATGAATCTGAACATCTTTCCAGGATAGCGTATCATCCATCCTGCAAAGACTACCTTCCAGAAATTCCAATAGGGCGTTCTTTGTGGGGTTCTGCGACTTATCATAGTTCCGGAAAAATTTTAAGAGGTTGATATTTAGAGGTCGATTTGTCACCTCTGTAGGTTAGGAGGGACCCAAAAAATAATATACGGGACAACGCCGCGTCGCGACAACAACAAACGCCCATAAAACACTGTCGAATCACTATAATAACACTGGTGCCCCCCAGCGTCAACTAGAGGGCACACAGTCAGTTACATCAGAACTCTACATCTGCCTCCACACTATCATCAGCATCGGCTGCAATACTATCAAGAATCTGCAGAATTTCGTTGCCGTTGTTACCTTGTGCAAGAAGAGAAAGAAGAACTTGCTTAGACATAATAAAGGAGAAAAGTGTTAGAAACTGTGTGTGAATTGAGTGTCTTTATAGAGGCGCATCTCATTCCTCTTGATCATACCTTACTCTCTAGGACCTCACGATACATCTCAACGTTGAAAGGTTCGGGATAGGCAGTACAGAACTTGTCCACAGTGTCGATCATTTCGTAGGCAGCAACATTTGCATCCTCATCATAATCATCTGTCTGTGTGCATTCTTGATAGTAACTGGTGTTCTTGGCGACATAGATCAGATCACGCAGTATCTTATATTCACTGTCGGTCAGAGTGAGAGTGATCTTGGTGGAGATTTTCATTAAGAAAGTGTAAGAAACTGTGAGACTGGGAAGAGTATATTTAATGACCCCTCTGCCTAATGGGTCAGTATACCTTACTCAGGCAGCGATAAGTTCACGATACTCTTCGAATTGCAGAAGTTCGCTATAGAAACTGTCATCGTTCGGAGTGCTCATCGTAGGAATGCGATTGATAGCATCATAGCATTGCTGAACGATCTCATCAAAAGTATACTGAGAAGAAGGAACGTAGCGCATGAGAGTGTGTGTTAAAGTGTGCTGTGAGAGATACAGTGTTGCCCCTGTGGCTGCCTTGTGGGATGTACTCTTAGCAATCCCACTGTCTGATACTAATTCCTAGAAATCGAACACATCAGAGTTAAGTTGAATCACGTTAACTTTCGGATCATCAAACCTCACACCGTCCTTAGTTTCCTTCACGCCATACTCTTCATAAAGACGATTTACCAGGGTTTCGTAATCACCACACTCAGCAGCAAGATGATACAAACCCTCATCATTGTTGATCCACAGTGCAACGTTCCAGGTCTCATAATTCTCCCAACCATTATAGGAAACGTCGAGAGCATTACGTTGGAAAGTGGTAGTCATTTTAGGAAAAGTGTGATGGTAAAGTGTAACGGAATCAGGCGAACTTTTGCTCTTGAATACGCTCCCAGAGTTCCTCAATCTGTTTGTAGGTAAGCGTCACTTTCCCATCAAAATCCAGAAAGTCGTCTTCAGTTTTGCCGCACCAATCTTCAATACAATGCATCAGAAATTCTGCTTCTTCGAAGGTAACGGAAACGGCAGGAGTTGCGGTGATCATTTGGAGAAAAGTGTAAGGAATTCAGTTAGAAGTGAGACGGAAGATTGTGTTGATTTTTGCATCAATCGAATCTGCAATCTCAGACTCTTCATCACCATAATCGGCATAATCTTTCAGTGCGGAACTGATAGCGTCCCACTCTGCATCTGTGAAGAGTTGGCGATAGATGGAAGCGGAGAGGTTTTGGTTGGTGTTCATACTACTGATGCACTTTCAGGGGCCCAGTAGTGTTAACTCAGACGGTCTTCGATATCATTGAGAACTGCAGCTATGACCTCTGTGCTATCCTCACCGTTCTCCTCTAGTTGTTGCATTACGTCTTGCAACTGTGGTAGAATTGCGGTGACGATTTCAGGCACCCGAATCATCACTCCACTGCCCAAATTCTTATACTTTAGGGGTCTCATAGTTTTGATAGCATAACTGGGGGTATTTATGGGGGGTTATGCTATCAAAACTCAAAGTGCTGTTTTACCACCTTTCAGGGCAACTTAGGTCTTCGACATAAGCATCCACACGCTCAGCTGGTTCCAGTTGAAATAGTTTCTCCCAGTCAATCTGATGCGGGTCGAAGTCTGGAAACGCTGAAATATCCAAGGTCACTCTATAACGTACCTTCTGTGCTTGTTGAAATGCAACCGACATAAGTGTGCTCCTGAACGTGTTATCAGACCACTATAAGTCTTCTGGGGCAGAAAGTCAAGGTCTTGGGGGTATTTATGATGGCGTGGGTGTATTTTTGAGGGGTGTGTGAGGGTTTATGAACGTCCGGAGCGGGATTATACTTGACGGAATCGCGTTTCTGTGTTAGCGTCGCCTAAGATAACGAGCCCCAGAGACATTTAAAGAGCACAAGTTCTCCACCATTTTAACAGTTTTCCACACCTTTTTCCACACTTTTATTATACTTTTTCCACAGGGCTGTGGAATACTTAAGTCAGAAAATGCACACTTAAGTATAAATAACACAGGTATATTTTTTACGTTTTTGATGGCATATATTTACTCAATCACCAACCTTGAAAGTAACAAACTCTATGTGGGTAAGACTAGCAAACCTAACCCCTATGATAGATGGAAACAACATCTACAATTAGCAAGGAGTTTCAATAACTTACAAGAAAACAATTCTGCTCTCTCTATGCCTATACTTCGTGCTATCAGTAAATACGGAGCAGACAACTTTAAGTTTAGAGTGATTGAAGAATGTGATGATGATAAAGTAAATGAACGTGAAATGTATTGGATACAAAAACTAGAAGCAAATGGTAAGAATGGTTATAACATAACATTAGGTGGTGAAGGTATAAAGAAACCAAAAAAGTATTGGTCTAATCATCCTCATTCCAAAGCAGTAAGTTGTTATACATTAGAAGGTGAATGGATTAAAGACTATGAGAGTATAGGATTAGCAGTAGATGATGTAAGTGAAAAGAAAAAAGGTGGTCCCATTCGTGCTTGCATTAAGGGTACAACATTTCAAGCATTTGGTTATAGGTGGAGTTGGAAAGGTGAGGAACTTAAGTTAATTGAAAAAAGAGTAAATGTTCGTGGTAATGTATATGGTATCAATCCAACATTAGGACAAAAAAAGATGTGGAAGTCGATGGCAGATGCAGCAGAAGAAATAACTGGAAATCGTAAGAATAATGCAACTATTTCATACTCTTTATGCAGTCCCAATCATAACAAATACCACGCTTATGATTGGTATTTTTTTAGAACAAAACCTACAAAATGGAAGGCAGCGGAGCATAAAGGATTTACAACTGAAAGTGCAAAGAAAGCAGGTAAAATAAGTGCAGAAAAAACTAAAAAACCTGTCTATGGAGTAAGTATTACAACGGGTGAAATTGTAGAGTTTGATAGCATATTAGCAGCTTCATATTTTATTAAAGGTGATGGAAATAAAAACGGAGTTGCTAACATTTGGAGTAACATTCAACGTATAAAGAACGGGCAAACTTGGTGTTATGCTTTTGGTTACAGATGGTATGAGAAGCAATAAAAAAGCAGAGAATTACCAGTCCTCTGCTTATACACCCAACCACCATTTGATTGAATTATCTATACTCTACGATGTAACTTTGTTGTATAGCAGAGGCAAACATCTTCCTCTTCATCTATTAGACTTGTCCTCCTTGAATCAGTTGAATTGCATCACAGATTGAACTTGTTTGACTATAACATTCACCTGTAGTTACATTGCATACAGCATACATGAGTTCACGAGAATGAATGTCGAAAGTATAACGAATGGTCATTGGATTTGAGAATTAGGAACTTCTTGAATTGTTTCTTGAATTGTGATAATTTGATTCGTTTGAGTAAGGTATTCAGTTTGCATTACATTCGGACCAATGATAGATTGACCGACAATAGTTGCGACTAGGAGTTCAATCATTGTGCGTTTTCAGAATAAAGAATGTCGTTCACTATTTGGCGAAACTTATCAGCATCAGTCACACATTCATGAGATAATTGTGAATCTTCGATGTCGTATTGTTTCATCTCTAGCGTGTGAATCACGTCATTCATGATTTCAGTCAATGCGAAAAGTTTGTCTGCGTCAGTCATTGAAAAAGTGTAGAATTAAAAGTGCAATTTGTTGATCACTGAATACATCTAACTCATCATCAGTGAATGTACTTAACAGAGAGAGAACTTGCGTCATTAGGATTCAGTCGAGTTTGATACCATTGTTGAAAGGAACATCACCATTGGATGTTGATACAAACCATTGATAGTTCTTTTGATAGACATACTCTCCAGATCCATGAGTTTGGAGAATAGCATTGAGACGGGACTTTGTGGTGTTTGATTGATACCCGCCATCGAACAATTCAAGGAAAGTATCAGCAACCATTGCAATCAGATTGTTATACAGATAAACGAAACTTACGCCTTCGATGTTAATGACTTTCGTATTGTCGCATTTCCAATCCTTTTCATTCAGGATTGCATCATTCATTTGTGATTCGATCTTACGCATTTGTGGTTTGGGAAGTGTAATAAAGTGAGAAAGAGTTTGTGTATCAGACCTTCATTTTTGCAAGGTCTTTCATACAGGAAGGCATCATCTCCTGAACGTACTCATAGAAGTAAGAGTTATTCATCGAAGATAATTGCTGACGCTCTGCTTCTTCACTTCCATCAACAAACTCTGACTCAGTATCAATCAGGCAGTCAATGTACCAGTCGATTAAGATTTGGCGTTGTGCTTTGGTGAGAAAGGTAGTCATTTTGTTTTGGTTGAGTGGTGATACTACTGATGCACTTTCAGGGGCCCAGTATCAGTAACGTTGGCGATCATGAATTGACTCATTCCATCCGTTACGATAGTATTCACGAGCATCATAATCTTCTGCGGTGAAATGATCATCGTGCTCGGGTTCTTCATAGTAAGCATCAAACTTAGAATACGATTCTCCTTTATAGAAACTGGTGGTAGTCATTTGTGATTCTGAAAGTTGTTTGCGTTGTTTGTTTGAACTGCATTGATTGTCTGGTTCTGAACAAACCTAACTCCGTTGTCCAGAATAGGTGCAAGACCGTTAAAGCCTACCGTTCCGACTGAAATACCAAGAACGGTTCCAAGTATAAAGGATTTCATTCTGCAATGTTGTAGTTTGAGATTAGAAATCAAGCAAGAATTGGAGATTTGATGTTCAGAAATAGCATACGAATTGGTTGCTCTTGAATGTAAAAGAACACAGCATAATCGTCATCCAGTTCGATGTCTCCATCTACCTGTGAGAGATCAACATAATCATTCCCATCATTGTCTGCGATGTAAGGATTATCGTCCGTATCATACCCTACAAAGTATAGCGTATCATTCGCACACACAGCATAAGCATTAGCAAGCAAATTATGAAACTGATCGAGAGTAATTGTTTGAGTAGTTTGAGTCATTTTGTGTGATTGTAGTTTGTGTTAAGTATAAAGGAGAATCAAACTCCCAGGTCAACAAGTTTCAGGAAAACATTCTTGAGTGCAACTACCTTACCGTTCACAGTGTAAGAGTAACGAACTCCACCCTTTACAGTAGGTGAGCAACGGCAATAGAGTTTGACCTCGTTAATTTTATCACCTTGCTGATTGTGCAGAGGAAAGTAATAAGAACACTCACCAGCAATATATGAAGCTTTGGAGCGAGAATCAACAACAACGGTAGAGTTCAGGCGGTCAATAATACCATTGCGAGCATCATAATTATCGCGGGCAAGTTTGGATGCAAGATTGATGCTATCTTGAATGTCGTTGATGGTCATTTGGGAGATTTGGGTGTTGCTCATACTACTGATGCACTTTCAGGGGCCCAATTCAATAATTGGGAACAACTGCGAGATGATACTCTGGGTGAACAAGTGAGAGATCAAAAGCATAACGATCTGCTTCAGATTTAGTGAAGAAACATACTATTGCGACAGATGCAAGATAGAGAGTGTAAGTCATTTTAGTTTGAATCAGTGGTGATACTACTGATGCACTTTCAGGGGCCCAGTATCAGTTACTTACTGAAACCCAGTTGTTACCATCATACTCAACCATCTCTCCATCGACTATACAAAACTCCATCAAATAATAATCAAGATTTACGCCAAGTTCATCAGCTTCGGATTTGAGTTCAGTAAATTGTTGAACGTCAAGAATAAAGAAATTAGTTTCAATCATCTTACCAATTAATGAGTGTAGCTGTGTTGCCTAGTTGATTTTGTTCGTTAATGATTTCCTCTGCGTGTGCATAAGTTTTAACTGTGATGTATCGTGCTTTGCCTCTTGTTTCAGGAAACAAATTGAGACGGTCAATGATACGAACTGTGTTAGAATGTTTCATCAGTGAGTGTTAAGAACGTGACGATAATTGAGAGAAACTACACACCATTCAGCATAATCTGTAACCTCTTCAACTAAAACATCTGCAATTTCATCATCATCATTTGGATTGAGAACTTCAACCTCAAAGACATTACCAACGACAGAATCTACAACTTCTTGTTGTTGCTCTTCAGTGAAATCTTCATCATCAAAATCAAACAAAACTTCGGTGACTTGGAGTGTAAGAGTTCTCATAATCAGTTCAGTTGGTTAAAGTTATCAACGACAATTTGGCAGGCAAGAGACTTAACTTCATCCAGGTAATCTACCTCACCAAATTGAGATTCAAGAAGACAAATTAGATCCTCTTGGAGTTGTTCGCGGACAGAGAGTAGTTGAGTGTTCATAATTCAGACAGTAGCAGGAGAGAGGGAAACTTCGACTCGTTTGAGATTCAAACCTTGCAGTTGTTCATTCACACGTTTGCAGATAGCTTCAGTTGGATTCTTGAGTTTGGACTTTTCGTACCAAATAGTACGACAACCGTCATTAGTTTCGACTTGAATACGAATAGTTTTCATCATCAATCAGATAACAGAGTAACAAGCAACAGAGGAAGGAATACCAGATAATGCTAAAGAACCGTTGCGATCATCAGCATAATCGTAGGCATCATCTTCGCTGTAGAAAGGTCCAATAAACTCAGGAGAATCGAGAGCGTTGGAATCGAATCGGACGGTGTAGGTGGTGTTCATACTACTGATGCACTTTCAGGGGCCCAGTTGTTATCAAAGACCGTTGATAAAGTCAGCGAGTGCCTCATCATACTCCTCTTGAGTGTTGTAAATACGACCGTAAATGTTGAGAGGAAACTGTTTCTTAAGACCAGCAGCTGCAACAGTTTGACAGTCTTTCTCATCATAACCCATTTCGATGAGATTCTGAACGTAGGGATTGAAGTGTGTCATACTACTGATGCACTTTCAGGGGCCCAGTTGTGATTAACTTGCAGAAAACTTATAGAGTTTGAAATGCCTCTGCACGGGTGTTTTCATACTTTTTCTTGAGATACTTTTGTGTGATACTATCAATCACAGGATACCACTGTTCTTTATTGGAAAGGTAGCTAATACCTCGTGCATCGTTGAGAAGAAAGATGATACAGTTCTCCTCATCTTGAGTGAGATTCAGTCGATTGAGAATAGTCATTTTTTGTAGTTGTAAGGTTGTGCAATCCAAACAATTTGTTTAGTTTTAAGGTCAGAAGCCATGTTGTAAATCATAATCAATCGTCTCCAAAATTGTTTACAAGAAAGTCCTCAAGTTCTGTGAATTGGTCTTCATTCAAGTTGAGAACATACTCGTTAATAATTGTATTCACAAGGTCAACATCTTGAAGGCATTTTTCTTCAAGAATCTCAATCATTTCCTGTCGTGAAGTCATAATCAAACTAGATTAAGTTCAGGAGCAGGTTCAACCTTAAAGTTACCAAATCGACCACAAGAGATAGAAACAGCGTGAGAAGGTGCGCCGAGTTCATCAACAACATCCCAGAAATCTTCACCTTCTTCGATTACAACATAACCGAAAGTTCCAGCATTAGAAAGTTGGTCAAGTCCGCAACGTTCAGCAGCACGTTGAGTGGAAAATCGCTCTTTACGATTCCACCAACCGTTTCGTGCTACATCTTCACTTGGACCGAAAGTGATGCAAATAAAATCAGACATTTTAGTAGTTTTCTTTGGTGTTTTGTTGACGTTGAGAATCTTTATCTTCCTTGAATGGTTTATACTCAGGATGAGCATTTTCCTATTTGATTAGTTCATCAATCCAGGAAGAGTTTTGATTAGTTTTCATAATCCTATCAGGCAACTTGAATAGCGCGGGAACCGAAGGTTTTGTTTAGCATTTGTTGGAAAGCTTGTTTGCCTCCATTCTCCCAACGTTGATCCATTTCAACTTTGAGAGCATCACGGAATTGCAGAGTTTGCTCTACAGTCAGACCAGGATAGTTGGTATTGTGCTGAATACGCTTAGTCACAATGTTCCACTGATGATCTAATCCAGCATCGCTAGCTTCTTGGACAAAAGAGAAATCGTAGGTCATTTGGGTTGTGCTCATACTACTGATGCACTTTCAGGGGCCCAGTAACTATCAGCAACTGAACATAAGTGCTCCGATACCTGCTCCAAAAATACCCCACGAATTACTTCTTTTGTTTCCATAAGAATAATTGTAACTACCAGAGTTACGATTGCGAGTATAGTTAGAATTGTAGTTGTATCCTGTTTGACCTGAGAGTGCAGTTGCTAAACCATAACCAACCGCAGCACCTGCGGTAGGATTACAAACTCGCTGACGATAGTATGGTTGTTGATTGTAGTATGGTTGAGGATTTACAACCACATTATCACCACAAGGAACACGATTGCGAGCACGATTTACATAACCAGGAATGTATCTACCATAAGCATCATAATACCCAGGAACGTATTGTTCTACATTTGTATAACAATAGCTTTCACCATAAACATTCACTTGTTGTGCCTGAGTTGGTGCAACAAATGCAAATGGAAGTAAGAGTGAAAGAGTGAGTAGATGTTTCATTTACCAAGTACCATTTTGGATGTGGATCTTTTTGATTTCAGTATAAAGAAACTGACGAAGTTTAGTGTCTGTGGTGTTATCAAAAGCATAATAGAGGCGATTGAGGTATTCTTTCTGTGTGGTGCATTTGACTACTTTTGCATCAGTTACACCAATACCATTTAGGGGAGAACCTGCTTTAGATTTTGGAACACCAAAGTTACCCGTAATGTTACCCTTTGTCCTAAACTGAGTTTTAATCTTGGAGAGATTAGAGTAAGTCATCGTGGAAACACAAGATTGTATTTGGAGATTAGCAAATCACGCACACATTCACGATCAATACTATCACCAGCAAACTCATCTCCTTTCAGTTTAAGTATCTTGAGATGCGTAGAAGTTGCTTGTTTGATGAGTTTCAGAGTTGCACCCATAGGATACAATCCATCGGGACCATAGAAAGAGAGAACATAATCGTAAAAGTCAGTCATTTCAGTTACAATCATAGTTGTTGAGAATGTTACGGGCAAACTTCATAAAATCGTATGCAGTTACACCACCTTTGTGATTATCAACAGCATAACCATCAAGCATGTCTGTCTGGTTGTAGGTATTCACAATCAGCAAACAAGCATCATAAAGTGCTGCCTGATGTTCTTCTTCAGAGTGAAAAGAGATTGCGTTGTGGGAGGGAAGCATAATAATCAGTTGGTAGGTTCAGTAATCCAAATTGCACGATCAGTTCCCATAGTAAACTGATTGTCCCAAATGAAATGAGTTGCTTGCTGATTGCTCATCTGAAACTCACTCATCAGAAAGTTGAGTGCCTCTTTGAAACTTTGGAAGCGGTGTGTGGTTCTCATACTACTGATGCACTTTGAGGGGCCCAGTTCAATTCATAGCAAGAACAAGATTAGCAACACGATTTTCAGGCACGAAATCCTGAAGTTTATCATAAATCAGTTGAAATTGATCTACCATATTTTCATAATAAACTGCAAGATGTGGATCAGAAACCATTTGTGCCTTAAGTTGGAGACTATCCATAATGTCCAGGATTTCGCCAGAGGTGAATGAAATTTGCGTCATTTCAGTTGTGCTCATACTATAGGGACACTTTCAGGGGCCCAATTTCAATCATTAACGAATAAGACGATAACCTTTACAAGGCATCTGTGGATTTCTCAAGGATCTTAACATATTTCCTGATGATTTAAGACCTAAAACTTCACGACACCATTTTGTAAGATTTGTAACTTCAATGGTTTCTCCCGTTGGTGTTTCAATAAGTCGCGTTTTTGCTTGTGAATATGCTACATTATCAGCATTACTCATCCATTCCAAGTTCTCAACCCTGTTATCAGTTTTATCCTCATTGATGTGATTAACTGTATCATAGTTGTGAGGATTTGGAATGTAAGTTTCTGCTACTAATCTATGAATACTTGTACTTTTCATTCTATCGGTATTTTGTTCCAGAATGATTGTTAAATAACCTTTACGATTTGGTTGTGGTTTTAGTTCTCTTTTGTATGAATAATCAAGAACTTTTCCTTTACCATTTCCTCCAGATTTTTTGTGTGAGAATACTCTACCATCAGGTGTGATGGAGTATTCGGGATAGTTTGGAATGAGTTTCATAACTGATTGGAAGTGATTTATCTCTATTTATAAGTATAACACTTCCAATCACATTAGTCAACGTTTGTATAAGTATCCTCCACACCAAGTTGCATTTTCCAGCAACCATTCACGATCTTTGATCAATCGCAGATCATAACGAACACCTTTCGCAGGAGATTTCCACGATGCAGACTTATACACTTCTCCAGTATTCTTATCCACAAAAGCGTGAACGGAACGGGCAATGTGACGCTCAGGACCATTATCAATCACCATAATGATTTTGTGATACTTTTTACCACTTTCAATCACATAAGAATAGTTACATTCACCATTCTTCAGTTTAGCAATACAATTCTCGTGATAATCTGTATTGTCTCCATTAGACAGAGAACGATAATGAGACTTGATGATATAATCAATAAAGTTTTGACGAAGTGCTTCACATAGTGCTTGCGTATGACGCAGAACACTATCACAAATTGTTTCTTGTGCTTGTTGTTGAAGAGTTGCAGTCATTTTCTTTGTTCTGATACTACTGATGCACTTTGAGGGGCCCAGTTATCAACCCCAACTAAATAATGTGCCTAAGTGGGTGGTACTTCTCAGGCGGGGACACTAGAAATAGTGTCCCTTATAAATAATACTACCACCCAAACTTAGAGTAGAACTATGACGAACCTTAACAGGTTTTATACTTACGCTTACTTGCGTGAAGATAGGACACCTTACTATATTGGTAAGGGAACCAGAGATAGAATATTTGCTAATAATAGAGTGACTAAGAAACCAAAAGATAAATCTAAAATAATCTTCCTTAAACAAAATCTAACTGAAGATGAGGCATTTAAGCACGAAATCTATATGATTGATGTCTTTGGTAGAAAAGATTTAGGAACTGGTATTCTTCACAATAGAACTAATGGTGGTGAGGGTAGTTCTGGTTTTACACATAGTGAAGAAACTAAGAATAAAATGAGTCAAACTCGTAAGGGTAAAGTTCCATCTGAGGAAACAAGAAACAAAATAGGAGAACGACAGAAAGGTAAAGTTATACCAGAATATCAAAAAAATAAAATAAGTCAATCACACAAAGGAAAAAAACACTCCGAAGAAACAAAAAAGAAAATGAGCGAGATGCGTAAAGGAAGAACCTTATCAGATGAACATAAGAAGAAATTAAGCGAAAGTCGTAAAGGAATACAATACTCCGAGGAAACTAAAAAGAAAATGAGTGAAGCAAGAAAAGGAAAAACTCCCTGGAATAAAGGAAAATCTATGCCCAAGATTTAGTATTATTAAAGTTTGCAACGGAAAATTGTTCCCTCTTGACTAACTTCATAATGGTACTATCATTTTTCAACACAAACCCTTCGCCTACGATTTGCTCACCATTCAGATAGGATTTTGGGGCATCCGTCACAATCATCATTTCCATTAAATCTTCTTTGATTTCCATCATCGTGAGGTAAAGATGTGCAAGATATTTACAACCAAATATCTCAGTTAAGTTCCACCAGTTTAGTTCTTTTTCTTGTTTCAGAATAGCATTGATTTGCTTCTTAGCTTCTGCTGCTTCCTTATCAGTCAGAAACTTTACACCAGTTACATCAAGGTCGGGCATCTGTGGATGAATAAAGTCTACACAAGGTTGCACAAACTTGACGCTCTCAGTATCATCAAAGAACGGTGTAGTTCCAGACACATAAGCATCCTTCAGTTCACCATCAG